CTAAAGATCCAATGAAGCCGACGAGCTTAATGCCGCCTCCAGTAAAGATGAAACCACCCAATACATCGTTTACATCTTTTAAAACTCCTAAACTAAATATACCTAAATTTAGATAAGAAGCGCGATCCCGTCGCTCTTACTCCCCACTAGCCCTCCAAGTCTTTGAGAAAAAAAGTTCAGTATAAATGAAACTTTTCTGAGACCTAGCAGTATAACTTAAGTCTTTAAGTCCAAGGGTAAAACCCCGACGACAGTGCACACCCCTCACTAAGCCGTCACATGACTCCAAGGTCTCAAAGATGACCTTCTCTATTCCCTTTAATAACCCAAAAAAAGAGCCACACTATGACACTAAGTCGTCGGAGGTGCGGCGGCAGTTTAAGGACTTAGAGGTCTTAAACTAATAAAACACTCTTAATCAACGTTACTATCTACTAGGAGACAAGAAGGGCTTGGGAGAGTTGGACGCTTTTAGTATCGTTGACGGTGGGTGACGAGCGCACATTCACGTTATTGCCTCTATTAAAAGTGGACTATATTGAGTATGACACATTTGAGGGCTCAGAGACTCGGAGAGCGGCCCCACTACCTACCGGTACAGGGGACCTGATACTATATTAGAGTAAATTGCGATGGATTGATATTTGGATTAGAGTATTTTGAAGAAACATAAAATTGAAAAAATACGTTTTTTTAAAAGTCAATTCCAAATTTTCCCCTGACTTAGAGGGAGTATAGAGAGGCGGCGATGACTATTTAGAAAAATTTCCTAACTCAAAAAATTTCCAAGACTATGAAGTCCTAGGAGGAATTAGAGGAATCTGAGATATATAAGGTATATGAAACAACTAAACCACTTAATTCTAATGCTAGGAATCTTTCTTCTAGCCTCTTGTAGCACACAATTTCGATTGATGGGTTACGATCAAAATAACGATGTTTCGGCGCACAATGTGTCGACGTCGATGCAACACTTCGGAGATGTTAAAATAGACACGCTATCCGAATTTCAATTTAGAAATAAACTAAGAACAGATCTAAGCTTCAGATTAGACTTTGCGCAATACGCATTGAGTCAACCGAGGTCATTTGATTGGAATAATAGATTACTAGGAAGACAATACGATTCTAGATGGAATAATTATTATTGGAGCTGGAATAGAGATCAGATGTGGAATGATTGGGCTTGGGGTTATACAGGCTGGAATTCTTGGGGCTCTCCTCATAGATGGTCACCATTTGGATATGATAGATGGGGATATGGAATCTACTATGGTTGGAATAATCATGGCTGGGGATATGGAAACCATTATGGATGGTATGGTTCACACTTTAATAATTATTATGGAGGATGGCCGTATTATGGTAATAACGTCTATGGAATCCCAGGTTGGAGAAGTGGCAGAACAAATACAGTGCATATTAATGGCAGACGTTCAAGTATTAGAACTGAAGTAAATAATGGAAGAAGAACTAGAAGTACGACTACTAGAAGAAGCACTAATAATACTAGGAACAATGAGGTTATCATCAATAATAGTCCGAATAGAAATAATAACACACGAGTAAGAGTTTATCAGAGACCCGAGAACAACTCTAATAATACAAACACTAGGCCAAGAATTATTAGAGAAAAACCGCCAGTGAGAAATAATCGCCCAACGTTTAACAATAATTCTCGTCCATCTAATAATAATAGACCTGTGATTAATAATTCTCGTCCATCTAATACAAGATCTTCGACACCTGTTCGTTCAAGCTCTCCTCCTTCAAGAAAAAAGGGTAATTGAAACAATTAAGATTATTAGAGTATAATATTAAAGGATTAACTTAAACTTTTAATATGAATAACGTCTTATCAAAAATGATATACTGTGCACTAATCGTTAGTGTCATTGCAGCTATCTTTGCAATTCCAGCTGTATTAATAGCTCTCGTATCTTCATTCATTGCATGGATATCAGGATGGTCGTTTGGATGGATCTTTTCAATAGGAATTACTGTTAATTTTTTAGTAGCTGCACATATACTAGACGATTTGTATACACAAATGCAGAATTTTAAAATAGATCTAGATTTTAAAGATGAAGAAGACGAAGACCTATTATAATAACTTAATATTATGATAAGATTAATACAAACTAAAATGGCTAAGAAAACAACACATTGGAAAACCAAAGACGTAAATGGTATGAGAATGATGATATGTCAAAACTCAAAACCAACTATGAGTAAATATTCTGAATTTGCACCAGAGAACGGAGAATGCGACGAATGGTCCGAGGTTGGCACAGATACAACAGCTTCTTTATGTTGGAGATGTACTGGAAGATCAGTAAATAATATTAGATTAAAATAATAAGATATTTTAAGATTCTAAAATTATGATAATATGATATTTTGATATTATCATTTTATTCTACTAATTTATTAAAATATTACATTTCACCCAAATAACATTGATATATAAACCATAAGTTTTATATTTAAACTTGAACGAATAGCTATACAGAAATAATTTATTTTAAGACCAATTCTAACGAATTGGTCTTTTTTTATCTAAACTTTTAGGAATATCTTAGTATAATATTAAAGTATTCACATAATCAAAACACATAATGAGTAACAATAGAAAATCTGAAGATGCTTGGCAGATTCTAAGAATTCAGGGAGAATTCACAAAGGGGTTTGATACGTTTAATGAATTAGGTCCTTGTGTTTCTGTATTTGGAAGCGCTAGAACATTATCAACAAATCCAATGTATAAAGAAGCTGAGAAAATTGGAAAGCTTCTCGTTGAAGCAGGGTTTGGTGTAATCACAGGAGGTGGTCCTGGAATTATGGAAGCTGCAAATAAAGGAGCACATGAAGCATTAGGTAAAAGTATAGGTGTTGGAATTGAATTACCATTCGAAGCTAGCATGAACGATTACGTTGATTTAGGAGTCGAGAACAGATATTTCTTTACACGAAAAGTAATGTTCCTTAAATATTCACAGGCATTTGTTATTTGCCCAGGAGGTGTTGGAACCTTAGATGAGTTATTCGAAGCCATAACACTTGCACAATGCGGACATAATGTAAAATATCCTATTGTTCTTGTAGGTAGAGATTATTGGGAAGGTCTCGTAGATTGGATGCAAAATACTTTATGGAAACATGGTGCAATATGTCAAAAAGATTTTGATTTATTTAGAGTAGTTGATACTGCAGAAGAAGCAGTGTCTAAAATTACAGAGTATCATAATAAGTTTTCTAAGAATACCGACTCCACCAATTTCTAATAAATATAATAGATGAAGTTCAGAAGACTTGCTGATAAGTCGCAAATTGATTTAGCGACATATCTGAAACAATACATAAAAAGAAATTCCAATAATTCAATTCGAATTTACGTAGGATGTGATTCACATGTAAAGGGTGAGTTTACAACATACGTAAGCACGGTTGTAATTCATGTTGGAAATACTGGATGCCATGTTCTTTATAAGAAGGAAAAGGTAGAACCTATTCGAGATATGTGGAGAAAGTTATGGGGAGAAGTTGAAAGATCCGTCGAAGTTACACAATATCTTCGGGATAATGGGATAAATATACATACAATTGATTTAGACCTCAACCACCAAGAACAACACGCTTCTAATAAAGTAGTTAACGCTGCGATAGGTTATGTTAAGTCTCTTGGAATTAAAGTAAGAATAAAGCCAGATATCTTACCTGCAATAGCAGCCGCAGATAATCTGTCAAAATAAACAATTCCTAAAAACGGAGTAAAATAAGTATAACAATTAAATTCTACAATGGCAGAACAATTTGAAAATCCAGGAAAAGGCGGTAAAAGAAAAACACCTTACGTTGATGAGTATGGAGAAGACCTAACAGCTGAAGCTGCAAAAGGAAATCTAGATCCTATTATCGGAAGGGAAAAAGAAGTGTATAGAATTTGCCAAATCCTATCGAGAAGAAAGAAGAATAATCCTATTATTTTAGGAGATCCTGGTGTAGGTAAGACTGCGTTAGTAGAGGCGATTGCACAAAGAATCGTAGATAAGAAAGTAGCAAGAACTCTTTTAAAGAAAAGAATAGTTTCTATCAATATTTCTAATATCGTAGCAGGTACAAAATATAGAGGTGAGTTTGAAGAAAGAATGAAACTTATCGTTGAGGAATTAAAGAATAACAAAGACATCATTGTTTTTATCGATGAATTACATACAATCGTTGGAGCAGGTGGTGTTAGTGGATCTTTAGACGCTTCAAATATATTAAAACCTGCATTAGCGAGAGGACAAGTACAATGTATTGGTGCAACTACTTTAGATGAATATAGAGAAAATATTGAAGATGATGGTGCACTTACTAGAAGATTCCAAGAAGTATTTATAGATCCACCTAGCGAGGAAGATACTATCGAAATCTTACAAAGAATTAAAGGAAACTATGAAGATTATCATGCAGTTGAATATACTGATGATGCACTAGAAGCATGTGTCTCTCTTTCTACAAGGTATATTACAAGTAGAGAACTTCCTGATAAGGCTATTGATTTAATGGATGAATCAGGTGCAAAAGTTCACTTAAGCGAAATCAAAGTACCTGTGCATATTAAAAGAGCGGAGACTGAGGTAGAAGCTTTAACACTTGACAAATTAAAGGCAGTTGAAGAACAAGACTATGAAAAAGCTGCTCACTTTAGAGATAAAGAAATTCAATCTAAGAATTTAATTGAAAAGAAAATATCTGCATGGGAAAAGTCACTAAGAGATAAAAAGAAAAAAGTAACAGCCGAAGATATTGCTGAAACTATTTCACAAGCAACAGGAATTCCTGTAACAAGAATGACAGGTGATGAAAGTAAAATAATCCTAGCAATGGAAACAGAGCTTAAGAAAATGATTATTGGACAAGATCAAGCAGTAGACGCACTCTCTAAGGTAATTAAAAGATCAAGAACTGGTGTATCATCTGCTAAAAAACCTATAGGTTCTTTTATGTTCTTAGGACCAACTGGTGTTGGTAAAACAGAAACAGTAAAGGCGATTACTAATTATTACTTTGGATCAGAAGATCATTTAATTAGAATTGATATGAGCGAATACATGGAAAAGTTTGCAGTATCAAGATTAATTGGTTCTCCTCCTGGATATGTTGGTCATGAAGATGGCGGTCAATTAACAGAACAGGTTAGAAGAAGACCTTATTCGGTTGTACTTTTCGATGAAATTGAAAAAGCACACCCTGATGTATTCAATACTTTACTACAAGTATTAGACGAAGGAAGATTAACAGATTCATTAGGAAGAACAGTTGACTTTACGAATACGATTATCATTATGACATCTAATGTCGGTGCTAAAAAAGTAAGTGAGTTCGGAACGGGTATTGGATTTGAAACTAAGAAATCTTCAATCGCTGGAAGAAAAGCACACACTGAAGCTATCATCGCAAAGGAACTTAAAAATAAGTTTGCACCGGAATTTTTAAATAGATTAGATGATGTAGTATTATTCGACCAATTAAAGCATGAAGATATTCTTCAAATTGTTGATATTGAAGTTAGACACCTGGTAATTAGAATGTTTGATCAGAAATATAATATTAAAGTTACTAAGCAAGCAAAGGAATTCTTAGCAGAAAAAGGATATGATCCTGATTATGGTGCAAGACCCTTGAAGAGAGCGGTTCAAACTTACATTGAAGATCTTTTAGCGGATGCTATTATTAAAGGAGAAATAGTTAGAGGAGACGAGGTGTACACAATCAATCATACGAAGAAAGAAGATAAACTTTCTATTAAAAAGTAGTATAATAATAAACTAATAACTTATTAAATGAATTTTTCAAGTCAATTCTCAAAAACAATTACAAACATAGACGATATAGGAAGTGTATCACAACCACGTGATATGAAAGTAAAGGAATTAGCCCTTACAACTTTACCTATAGATCCTTACATGCCTATTGCTAATTTTGAAAATAGAAAATTCAACTGGAAATACTTTGCAGGTGAATTAACATGGTATCTACGAAAAGATAACGATGTAGATTATATAGGTCAATTTTCAGGATTCTGGTCTACATTAACTAATCCTAATTCAAATGAAATTAACTCAAACTACGGTTCACTATTATTTAATGAACAATTAGAATGGGTTGTAGATTCATTAAAAGCGGATCAAAACACGAGACAGGCGATAGCATTTCTTAATCAACCCAAATTTCAGTTTGAAGGTAATAAAGATTTTGTATGTACTATGTACTTAAATTTCTTTATTAGAAATAATCAATTGAATATGAAAGTTCAAATGAGATCTAATGATGTGTTCTATGGATTAACGTTTGACGCACCTTTCTTTGCATTCGTTCACCAACATGTTCATCTATGGTTAAAAGACACATACCCTGAACTAGACCTAGGAGTATATTACCATTGTGCAGATAACTCTCATTTCTACGAAAGACACTTCGAATTAGCAGCTAAAATTCAACAAGAAATTATAGAAGATTCTACACAATACGCAATGATAATAGATCAACCATTCTTTACCATTGAAGCGGGTAAGATGCTATTAACAGATCATGGATTATCCTTTATAGAAAAAGTAAACGAGACTATAGAAACTGAAAAACCTACACAGAAAGAATTCAGACAAATTCTAGAATCATTCGCAGGTATTATTAATGAAGAAGAACTCATAGGAAAGGATGGAATACCCGAAATTCAGGATTAACACTAGGACGATGGAACTGGGTTCCTTGGAAGATGGCATAGATGACATTGTCGGTTTTCATTTAAATATCGTACAACACATAGAAGATACTATTGATGGAATATCAATGAAAGGAAATATACTATGTAAATTGATAGATGAACAAGGAAATGAGTATGAATCCCTCTTGGATGAAGATAGATATAATAAGTCTTTGCAAAAATCTCTAGAATTTTTTAAAGAAAGAGAAAATTACGAAAAATGTAAACACATCACAGACTTGCTAAATAGAATATAAATTCAATAATGAAGTACGGGCTTGAAGGATTTAATAGAGTCGCTAGAACCACATCAAAATGGTTCTCTCGACTCTTACGAGTATTCGAGAGACAGAAAAGAATTGAATGGACTAAGTATATTGACGACACCGTAGTTATTCATCTAGCATACAGGAAAGATAGATTAAAAATAGCAGAGAAGAGAGCATCTTCCCAAAAACTAAAGGGACGTAAAACATTACTAGATCATTTAAGATTCTTTGACGCAATAGAAGGAAAAAGAATAAAGTGGTTTTCTAAAAAAATACACATTAACAAATATCCATTTTCATTTCACTGGGAAATAGATCCTTCTCCCGGAATGAAAAATAAATTAAAAAGAAATAATAAGATATTATGTTCTTCTGCTGAAACTGGAATCGCATTTTCACACTATAGAATTTGGAAAGAAATTGTAGAGAATAAAACACCAGTCACCCTCATAATGGAAGATGACTTTGAATTTTGTCATAAATTTCAAGATAAAATAGAAAGCATATTTGAAAAAGAACTTCCTAATGATTGGGATTTATTGTATCTTTCTAGTTTGCCAAATCAATTTGGATTTACATGGGATCCTCATTCCCAAAATCTATCACGGTTATATAATGGAGTATGGTGGTTATCTGGTTATGTATTAACATACGAAGGAGCTAAGAAATTATTAGAAGGTTTGCCTATTGTCGGCCCAGTTGACGTATGGATTAATTATCAATTCAAAAACATGCAAGTGTATATGACTAATCATAATCTAATAACACAAGGAGATGATACCGAATCTGATAATACTTATTCTTATGTTGAAACATTTAAGGATAACTTAATATAATATTAAAATAATACACACAAAGAATTATATGAATTACGGAAAAGAATTTGAAAAGTATGCGATGAGTGATCATAATGTTTCATCATCTAAATTAAATTACTATGAGAAGCAGATTGAAAACTCGTTAACTCCATATATCTTAGAAGAAAGAGAGTTAAGAGCTACTCAGATGGATATCTTTTCTAGATTAATGATGGATAGGTTATTATGGGTTGCAGGACCTGTTAATGATAATATGTCTACGATTGTTCAAGCACAGTTGATGTTTTTAGACTCAGTTGGAGGAACAGATATTACAATGCATATTGATTCTCCAGGTGGAAGTGTTAAAAGTGGACTTTCAATGGTTGATGTTATGGATTACATTAAGTCAGATATTAAAACAGTAAATACTGGTATGGCTGCATCAATGGGTTCTGTTTTATTAGGAGCAGGAACTAAGGGAAAAAGATCTTCACTTAGACATTCTACTACAATGTTACACCAATCCTCTGGTGGATTTAATGGTAATATTCAAGATGCTGAAATAGATTGGAAAGAATGGCAAAAAGTAAATAAAGAATTATTTAATCTTTTAGGAGAATATTGTGGAAAACCAGCTGACGAAGTAATGAAAGATGCGACTAGAGACTTTTGGTTAAATGCAAAAGAAGCTAAAGCTTATGGTATTATTGACGAAATCATCGGGAAATCTTAATATATAAATTATATGAAAATTCATATTTACGTAAAAACGCAAGATTTAGACTCTCTTAATAAGATATTAAGTGATCCTTTTTCGGAGACGACGAAAGAGTTTGAATTTTTAAATACACCGGCAAAAGACTTCACCATGATCTCTTTAACCTATGACGAATGGATTAGGTTACAGGATATGGATGCACTAATTACAATACTATCATTATGAGAAACAGAGACATTGAAAGAGAATTATTTATTGAGCTAATCAATCATCAATTAAAAGATCATGGGGTAACCTATGATGATGTTAAGGACAATCCACAATGGTATATGGAATATAAAACTACTCAAGAAAAAGAGCAAAAGTTTATAAAGCATATTACAGAAACTGTTGTTAACACATTAGGATTAGACATCAAACAAGCTGAGAAAGAAGCACAGTGGTTTATTCTACAATGGGGATTAGCAGTTATTCCAACCGAACAAACTCCACCTAAAAAAGCTTCTAAAAAGAAGACATCTTCTAAAAAATAAAATACACGCGTGGAATTTTAGATAAATATTCCATGAATGTATTAGATCCAAATTGGCTCACTATCGAGCCTCATGATTTTGAATTAAAATACTATAAACTCTTAGCAGCTGAGAACACTTTTAATAAGATTCTCAAAGATGGAGGCTTAATATCCATACTCGATGAAGTAGAAGATCATCTACTTGAAATGTATAAAATTAAGCACAGGAAGGAGGAGATAGACGTTAATTTAAGAGTTCTCAAGGGAATCAACCTTGACACAATGTCTTTAGAATATGAATATCCAGAAGGAGATAAACATATAGAAGACATGTATAAGCTTTGTGATAAAGCTATAGATATATTAGAAGATATACATAAAAATGTAAGGGTAGTATTTAGATTAGTCGAGAAGGCTATTAACATTACAGAAATTCCAGATATTAAAAGAACTAAAAAACTAGGATATGCTTTAGTGAAAACTCCTGAAGATATCATGCAAATATATTCTTTTAAAGTTCCTTCTTTATTGACAGAAAACTGGAAAGATTTAAATCTAAAATATGAAGGAGAAACAGTGTATGATATAAGAGCAATTTCTCTTTTTATTACAAAGGTACAAGATGAAAGTTCTGATTATAGGTTTTTTAGATGCAGTGTTAATTCAGAATTCGATATGAATGAAAGGGTATTGCCAGTATTAAAATTTAAGCTTTACAATCATTTAAGAGCAAATTAATCAAGATATATAGTTTATAAAAACAAAATAGTTTAAAAATGCCACAGGTTACGCAAGAAGATATTATTGGATATATTGATAACACAATAGATGTTATACAGGGAGACTCACAAGTCTACACAGTAAAACTATATAGAGATAGGGTAGGTGGAAATCTTAATACATCACTATATTCTACATTTACTATGAATTTATTAGATGAATCGTCTGATTTAATCGCACAATATTCAATGCCTAGAGTATACGGAGTTTCAGGAGATCTTATATTAGTAAATGACGATCCAACTACACAGGCTGTTTTTCAATTTGAATTATCAAAACTACAAACATTAAATCTTCCTGCTGGAAAAATATACGTAAACATAGTAGTGACTAATTCTAGAATAGAACCTACTAAGGTTTATTCTTTACCTAACATGGAAATTGGATCTATTTTATTTAATGAAAACAGACACGATCCTTCTCTGTATAAATCTACTCAAAGAAGTTCGGGAATAGGTGTATCTTCGTCCATGGATCCATATTATAAAGTTCAACATATCGATGGTTCAGTTCCTATTGGACAAGGAAGCTTATCTTTAGATTCAGGATCCCCTGGTCTAGTAACTAAAATGACATTTATGAATAGTGACTACGATGGAATTAGAGTAAGTGTTTTAGAAAACTTTTTAATTAACAGAATAGATAAAGATGGAATTGAAGGTACGATTACATTAATAAACAGAAGCGATACCGCTCAATATTCTATTTTTAATGTAGTAGACTGGTACAGAATCAACTGTTCTTCTGGAGAATGTATTGACGACATCGATGATGCAATACAGGTTATAGTATCTCACGAAATGTCGACTGAAGGACCTGGTGTATATAAAAATAATTGGCTAGTTACGGACGAAGTTTCATTTAAACTAGATGTATATGGTTCAGCATTATCTTCAACTGATCTAGGTAAGAAATCTAGCACAGTACTAGATAAAGAATTAATTCCAAATAATACATCTGGAAATGTATCTAGAACTGGAATCATATTATCGGTTACACCGCAAGATGGCCAATACATTGACGTTGAAATTAATGGTATTTCTATTTCATTAGGAGACGGAACTAAAAACCTAGATGGTTACTTTTCATCAGATGGAGGAACTACTGCTAGAACATTCCAAGATATCCGAGTAGGTGATGAATTAATCTTTAACTCGATAGTCGCGGGATATGAGCTCACTGATGAAGATAGAGTCTCTTTATTCTACGAATCTTATTCTTAATAATATATTATCTTAGTATTATAAGAAAAACGTAAAAACGTAAATACGTAAAATTTAATTAATTTTATTAAGATATTATATACTTTTTTACCCCCCACGAATAAACGTATTAATATATAATCCAATCCTACAATAATGTAGGGTGTGCAAAAAATAATTATATAAATAATATGGCACAAATTCGTTCAAAACAAATTTCTGACTTTCTAAGTTCAATCACATGGGCAAATGTTGTATCGTCTGACAATGTAAAAATTGCAAACGTATGGGACATCAAACAAGGATTTGATACAGTAGACGCATCAGTAAACTCTTTAGAGACTTTCATCGCAGGTGAAGTATCTTCTTTAGAAGCTGTTGATACTGCTTTATCGGCTGAGATCGTAACAGAAAAAGAAAGAGTAGATGCAATCTTAGATTCTGCAGAAGCAGACAAAGATTCATTCGCTGAAATCGTTTCTTTAATCAACGCAGTTGATACTGAAAATGACAATGCATTCGCTTCATTCGTACTAAGAACAGATAAGTCAATCGATTCATTAGAATTAGTTGATGCTGATCTTCAGAGACAAATCACAAGCAATGACTCTGACATTCTTGGTTTAGAAGGTGACATCACTTCATTAGACACTAGAGTATTAGGTGTTGAAGGTGACTTAGCTTCTGAAATCGAAAGAGCAACTGGTAGAGAAAATGCTATTGAAGCTGCTTTAAACGCAGAGATCGCTGCAACTAACGCTGATTTTATCAATGTTAACGCATCTATCGATTCATTAGAAGTTGTTGACAATGGTTTTGCTGGTAACATCACTTCATTAGACACTAGAGTATCTGGTGTTGAAGGTGACTTACAAGCTGAAATCGACAGAGCAACTGCAATGGAAGGTAAGATATCTGCAGAATTATCTGCTGAGATCGCTGAAACTGCTGCTGAGCAAGCTGTTCAAAACGCATCTATTGATTCTTTAGAAGCTGCTGACGCTGGTTTATCATCTTCTATCGAAGAGGAAGCAAGATTAAGAGCTGCTGCTGATTTAGCATTAGGTTCTAGAATCGACGCTAACGATTTAGACAACGCTAACTTAACATTATCTGTAAACTCTTTAGAGGTTGTTGATGGTGAATTAGCATCTGACATCGCTACAGAAAAAGGTAGAATCGATGCAATCTTAGAAGCTTCAACTGCTGACAAAGATTCATTCGCTGAAATCGTTTCTTTAATCAACTCTGTTGATACTGAAAATGATGATGCTTTTGCTGCATTCGTAGTAAGAACTGACGCATCTGTTGATTCTTTAGAAGTTGCTTTAGCTGCTGAAATCGCTTCAACTAACGCTGAGCAAATCGCACAAGACAGATCTATCGATTCTTTAGAAGCTGTTGATAACAATCTAGCGATTGCTATCGAGCAAGAAAAAGAAGATAGAGCTGGTGAAGACGCTAAGTTAAAAGCACAGATCGACGCTAACGACGCTGACAACTTATTATTAACTGCTTCAGTTAATTCTTTAGAGGTTGTTGACGGTGAATTAGCTGGTGACATCACTTCAATCGACACTAGAGTATTAGGTGTTGAAGGTGACTTAGCTGCTGAAATCACAAGAGCTGGTTCTGTTGAATCTGCTTTATCTGCTGAATTAGCTGCTGAGATAGCAACAACTAACGGAGAGGTAAATGTTATAAACGCATCTATCGATTCATTAGAAGTAGCTGTTGAAGAAGGTGGTACGTACCTAAGACAAACTGCAGTATTTTCTGCAACTAACTTATTTACTTTACCTCAGCCAGTTGCATTCGGAACTAACGATGATTTAACTGTTTATGTAAACGGTGTATTCGTTGACTTCAGATGTACAGGTGGAACTGATATCGATTTCACAGGCTTATTAGCTTATGACGTTGATGCTAAGGACAAAGTTCAAGTTATGGGTATAAAACTATAATCTAAACTTCGGTTTAAATTATTAGCTTAATGCTTAATTGATTAAAGGCTCCTCGGAAGAGGAGCCTTTTTTATTTAAAATATATAGTAAAACAAAATATCGGTTTAACATGAACATTGGAATTACACTAGGATTACAACAGGATAATGAATCTCTTTGGATAAATGGAATCAAATTAAATGTATTAAATTTAATTGAAACTCTTTCTGAAATAGGAGATCATAGTGTATATGCGTTAGACACTAGTAATAAAGTTAAAGATCTGTCAAAGGTAGATTGGGACACTTCTAAATATCCTATTTATAAATATGCAGATAAAGTAAATTCAACGGATTTATTAATACTTCTAGGAACTTCATTTAGTACCGAGCAAACAGTCGCCGTTAGAAAAAAGAATCCTAAAATTAAGATTATTAAATACTTTTGCGGTAATAATTATATTATATATATGGAAAGAGTCTTATTTGATTCTAAAGAATCTGTAAGTAATTGGACGCATGGCCACGATGAAGCATGGTTTATTCCACAGCAGGAATATCAAAATAGATCATACTATCAAACAATGGGAAGGCTTTCTGCTGACAAGGTTAAAGTGGTTCCATTTGTATGGAGTCCTAAGTTTATAAAAGAAGAAAATTCTAAAAACGTCAGAAATGGTATGAAAGACGCATTCTATAAAGGAGGCAAGAATGCAGAAGATATGAACCTATCTTCAATGGAACCTAATATGAATGTAGTTAAATATTGTATGCCTCTTATCATGATGGTAGAAGAACTATACAGAAAAAAGGGTAAAAAGGCGTTCAATGAATTTTGGGTAGGAAGTGGTAAAAGATTATTATCTAGTAAATACTTTATTAGTTCCATTAAACACTTAGATGTAACTCATTCCGGTAAATTAAAAATGTGCTCAAGGTACCCAGTAACTAATTTTCTTTCTGAGAAAACGGATATAGTTCTTTCACATCAATGGGATAATCCTTTAAACTATGCATATTTAGACGCTCTTTATTTTGGATATCCTTTAGTTCATAACGCAACAATGATAAAGGATGCAGGGTATTATTATAAAGGATTCGATACAGTGTCAGCTGCAAAGATGTTAGAGAATGTATTAAATCATCATGATGAGATAGAAAAGGAATATACAGCAAAAAGCACAAAGGTTCTTTCAAGATATCTTACAACAAATCCTAACATCGTAGATACATATAAAAAACTAATAGAGAATATTTTTGAACCAGGAAAACATGCTCTATCAAACGAATATGACTGGTCAACAAACCTATATAAATAAACATAATAAATAATGGAATTAAAAGAAGTAATTGAAGCGGCTGCAAAGCCAAAGATTAGTATTATCATGCAATCATATCTTGGTAATTATCCAGGATCTAGGAAAGATTCACATTCTAAATTTTTAAGAGCAGTCCAGAGTTTTCAAAATCAATTATATAAAAACTGTGAATTAATAATAGTAGCAGACAATTGCATGGAAACAAAGTCACTATATGATGCTCATTTTCAAACTGAAGATAACATAAGATTAATATACGTTTCTAGAAACTCAAAAGAAATGAGTACATATATGCAAAACGAAGAAGGCAACAAATATTATAGAGGTTTTCCTCGTAGAGTAGGAGTAGGAGCCGCAACTGGAAATTTAATTACATATATGGATTCAGACGATATGTTATTAGAAGAACATACACTACACCTAATGATAGAGTTTAATAAAAACCCTGACGCTAATTGGTGGATTAACAGATCTTGGTACGATAACGAAGTAATGAAATTTAAAGACGATAAAACATTTGAAGATTCTACAGAATATGGTGAAGAACTTCCAGATGTTGAAGGAAAGTGGAACATAACAAGAATAAAGGAAGGTTTAGTAGTAATGAGTCCTTGGTTGTTTATGCATAAACCATCTGCATCTGTTTTATGGAGAGATACTTGGGGTAACGTAAGTGAAGATTCAGATTTCAACGTAAGATTCAGAGAAAATCATAAAGGCGGAGCAGTAATGAACCGACCAACATACGTAAGATGTCACTTTACAGATAAGTGGGATTTTTAATACGTAAAATAATATCTTATACTATAGATTCTGGGACCTTTATCCCATCAATTTATAATATATAAGATTGAGTGGAATTATTCCACATTTAAAATAAATAAAAAAAAATGTAACTATTCATGTCATTAATTAAAATCAAGCAAATTGACGGCTTACAGGCTGCTCTTGATCTTATTAACACCAGCATTGAATCAGGTTCGCTTAAATCAGCTTACACACAGGAAGACCACGGTTTTTCTGCTGGAGTTGTTATAGCTTATGTGGGTTCTAGATGGGTGTTAGCTGATTCAAGCACTGCTAACAAGCTAGGAAGATTAATCATCGAATCTATTGTAGACGCGGACAATTTTATCGCTGTGCAAGTTGGAACTATTAACGTTTCAGCATGGCCTAAATTGGACCAGTTAGTTCCCGGAGATTTCTACGTTGTAGATAACTCAGGTAACGGTACTTTAGAAGATTACGTTAATACTGGTGATCCAGGTTTTGCATACAGCAATCCTGTTTTACAAGCATTAACAGAAACAGTGGGTCATGTTCTTCCATGGAGACCATCGCAGTCGCCAACAGACCTAATTCAACCAGAAGAATTCACACAGACTTCGTTCTCTGCTGTAACTTCAGGTAATTACTCATCAACAGGACTTACACTAACGTATACTCCTTTCCAAGATTCAACAGTTCAAGTATTCTTAAACGGTATAGCACTTGACGAATCTTATAATGATAGAAACGGAGACGTATATTTCTCAAGAGACGGTGGTGCAACTGCTGTTCCTGCTTCTGACTTAGATGCTGGAGATACACTTTACTGGAACGGAACTCTTGCAGGTTATGAGCTTGCTGGAACTGATCAGTTTGAAGTAGTATACGACAAAAGTAATCTAGACGACTAAAAAAAATAAATTATTAAAACATGGCAAATCCATTTATTAGTACTTCTGGTAGTCAAGGTTATCAAGGTTCTCAAGGAGCTGGCAATGAAGGTGCACAAGGTGCAACTGGAGTTCAAGGTTTTCAAGGAGACAACGGTGAAACTGGCGATAGAGGTATAACAGGTGATCAAGGTTTACAAGGTGATATAGGTTTAACTGGTGCTCAAGGTGTTGAAGGTGGCATTGGTCTTAAAGGAGATCAAGGCGATACAGGCGCAACTGGAGATAGAGGTGAACAAGGTATTCAAGGTAAAACAGGTGATCAAGGTCTTAAAGGAGACCAAGGAGATACTGGTGAAACAGGTCTTAAAGGTGACCAAGGAGATACTGGTGAAACAGGTCTTAAAGGTGATCAAGGTGATACAGGAGAACAAGGTATTGAAGGTAAAGTAGGTGCTCAAGGTTTCCAAGGTATTCAAGGTGAAACTGGTCTTAAAGGAGATCAAGGTGACACCGGTTTAAAAGGTGATCAAGGTGACACTGGTTTAAAAGGTGATACTGGTGAAACAGGTCTAAGAGGTGAAACTGGTTTAAAAGGTGACACTGGTGAAAAAGGTGATCAAGGTTTCCAAGGTATAACTGGTGAAAAAGGTGATCAAGGAGATACTGGTGAAACAGGTCTTAAAGGTGACCAAGGAGATACTGGTGAAACAGGTCTTAAAGGTGACCAAGGAGATATTGGTGCTGATGGTAAACAAGGTGAAACTGGTGAAAAAGGTGATCAAGGTTTCCAAGGTATAATCGGTGAAACTGGTGCTCAAGGTGCTATTGGTGCTCAAGGTGCTGTTGGTGCTGACGGTGAACAAGGTCTTAAAGGTGATCAAGGTTTCCAAGGTATTGACGGTAAAGTCGGTGATCGTGGTGAAACAGGTCTTAAAGGTGATCAAGGAGATACTGGTGAAACAGGTCTTAAAGGTGACCAAGGAGATACTGGAGCTAAAGGTGATCAAGGTTTCCAAGGTATAACTGGTGAAACTGGTGCTAAAGGTGATCAAGGTTTCCAAGGTATTGACGGTAAAGTTGGTGCTAAAGGTGATCAAGGAGATACAGGTCTTAAAGGTGATCAAGGAGATACTGGTGAAACAGGTCTTAAAGGTGACCAAGGAGACGTTGGTGCTAAAGGTGATCAAGGTATTCAAGGTTTCCAAGGTATAACTGGTGACCAAGGTGTTATTGGAGCTCAAGGTGAAACTGGTGTTCAGGGTTCTATTGGTGATGATGGTATACAAGGTGCTAAAGGTGACCAAGGAGATACGGGTATTAAAGGTGATCAAGGAGATACTGGTGCTAAAGGTGATCAAGGAGATATTGGTGAAACAGGTCTTAAAGGTGACAAAGGTGATCAAGGTTTCCAAGGTGTCGATGGTATCGGAGTCAAAGGTGATCAAGGTTTCCAAGGTATAACTGGTAATCAAGGTACAACTGGTGATCAAGGTATTCAAGGTGAAACTGGTGAAACTGGTGAACAAGGTGAAACTGGTCTTAAAGGTGACAGAGGTCTTCAAGGTTTCCAAGGAAACACTGGTCTTAAAGGAGATCAAGGTGACACCGGTTTAAAAGGTGATCAAGGAGATACTGGTGCTAATGGTGAAACTGGTCTTAAAGGTGACAAAGGTGATCAAGGTATTGACGGTAAAGTTGGTACTAAAGGTGATCAAGGTTTCCAAGGTATAACTGGTGATCAAGGTGTAACTGGTGATCAAGGTCTTAAAGGTGATCAAGGTGACACTGGTGAACAAGGTGAAACAGGTCTTAAAGGTGACAGAGGTATTCAAGGTTTCCAAGGAAACACTGGAACTAAAGGTGACCAAGGAGATACTGGAGCTAAAGGTGATCAAGGAGATACTGGTGAAACTGGTCTTAAAGGTGATATAGGTCTTAAAGGCGATAAAGGTGATCAAGGTTTCCAAGGTATAACTGGAACTAAAGGTGACCAAGGAGATACAGGTGCTAAAGGTGATCAAGGAGATACTGGTGAAACAGGTCTTAAAGGTGACCAAGGAGATACTGGTCTTAAAGGTGACAGAGGTCTTAAAGGTGATAAAGGTGACAGAGGTTTCCAAGGTATCGTTGGTGTCAAAGGTGACCAAGGTGACAAAGGAGAAAGAGGTCTTAAAGGTGATCAAGGTGATAGAGGTTTCCAAGGTATTGATGGTAAAGTCGGTGCCCAAGGAGATACTGGAGCTAAAGGTGATCAAGGAGATGTTGGTTTAAAAGGTGATACAGGTGAAAGAGGTTTCCAAGGAAACACTGGAGCTAAAGGTGACCAAGGAGATCAAGGTTTCAAAGGTGACAAAGGTGATAGAGGTATCAAAGGTGACAAAGGTGATCAAGGTTTCCAAGGTCCTGAAGGTAATTTTGGTGGAGCAACATTCTACTATAAATTTAATTCTGGTACCGCAGGCGATCCGGGTGCAGGATATATTAGTCTTAACACTGACGCTGCTGGAAGTGCAACACAAATCAACATTGATGATTTAAATGCAACTAACAATGACGTTCAGCAATACTTAAGAACTATTGACGATTCTACATCTACAATTAAAGGTCATATTAGAATTTCTAATAAATTAGATTCTTCTCAATATATGTTATTTACAATCTCTTCTTTACAAGAGGTTAATACATATTTCCAAGTAGTTGGTAACACATTATATGCTTCTGCAGCTAATGTATTCTCAGCAAATGAAGAATTAATAGTAACGTTCGCAAGAACAGGTGATAAAGGTGATTTAGGTTACCAAGGTCTTAAAGGTGATACTGGTGAACAAGGTATTCAAGGTGTTCAAGGTAAAACTGGTGCCAATGGAGACAGAGGTGAGCAAGGTCTTAAAGGTGATCAAGGTTTCCAAGGTCAAACTGGTTTAAAAGGCGACAAAGGCGACAAAGGCGATAGAGGTTTCCAAGGAAATACTGGAGCTGCTGGAGCTGATGGTGGTAAAGGTGCTAAAGGTGATCAAGGTTTCCAAGGTATAACTGGTGCTAAAGGTGTTGTTGGTAACACAGGTGCTCAAGGTGCTAAAGGTGATACTGGTGAACAAGGTGTTATTGGTGTACAAGGTAAACAAGGTAACACAGGTGCTAAAGGTGATCAAGGTTTCCAAGGTATAACTGGTGCTAAAGGTAACATTGGTACTAAAGGTGATCAAGGTAACACTGGTGCTCAAGGTGCTAAAGGTGACAGAGGTATTCAAGGTATCGTTGGTAACACAGGTGCTAAAGGTGATCAAGGTTTCCAAGGTATAACTGGTGCTAAAGGTAATGTTGGTACTAAAGGTGATCAAGGTTTCCAAGGTGCAAATGGTGTTATTGGTATCAAAGGTACTAAAGGTGATAGAGGTGCTACAGGTGCTCAAGGTTTCCAAGGTATAACTGGTACTAAAGGTAATGTTGGTGCTAAAGGTGATCAAGGTTTCCAAGGTATTCAAGGTACCGTTGGTGCTAAAGGTACTAAAGGTAATGTTGGTGCTAAAGGTGATCAAGGTTTCCAAGGTATAACAGGTACTAAAGGTAATACAGGTGCTAAAGGTGATCAAGGTTTCCAAGGTTTCCAAGGTATAACTGGTGCTACAGGTGCTAAAGGTACTAAAGGTGACAGAGGTGCTACAGGTGCTCAAGGTTTCCAAGGTTTTACTGGTGCTAAAGGTACTAAAGGTGATGTTGGTGCTAAAGGTAATCAAGGTTTCCAAGGTATTCAAGGTGCTGTAGGTGCTAAGGGTACTAAAGGTGATGTTGGTGCTAAAGGTAATCAAGGTTTCCAAGGTATAACTGGTGCTAAAGGTGACAGAGGTATTCAAGGTATTCAAGGTGCTGTAGGTGCTAAAGGTACTAAAGGTGATATTGGACTTAAAGGTAACACAGGTAACACTGGTGCTCAAGGTTTCCAAGGTTCAACTGGTGCAACTGGTGGAACTGGTGCTAAAGGTGACAGAGGTCTAATTGGTATTCAAGGTATAACTGGTGCTACAGGTGCTAAAGGTGATATTGGACTTAAAGGTAATACTGGTAATACTGGTCCAACTGGTTTCCAAGGTGTAATTGGTGTTAAAGGTAACGTTGGTGCTAAAGGTAATACTGGTAACACAGGTGCTCAAGGTACTGGTGGTGCAAGAGGTGCTGTTGGTGCTGTTGGTCCTAAAGGTAATACAGGTTCAACTGGTGCCCAAGGTGCTCTAGGTGCTAAAGGTAACACTGGTTCAACTGGTGCTCAAGGTGCTCTAGGTGCTAAAGGTAATACTGGTAATACTGGTAATCAAGGTTCTGTTGGTCCTGTTGGTCCTAAAGGTAGCGTTGGTAACACAGGTGCTAGAGGTTATCAAGGTTTCCAAGGTTTAACTGGTGGAACGGGTGCTAAAGGTACTAAAGGTGATATCGGTGTTAAAGGTAATACTGGTGCTCAAGGTGCAACTGGCGCTAGAGGTGCTACTGGTCCTCAAGGTCTTACAGGTGCAACTGGTTCAGTTGGTCCTAAAGGTTCTACTGGTGCTGGTGGTGCTAGAGGTTTCCAAGGTATAATTTGTGTTAAAGGTAACGTTGGTTCAACTGGTCCTAAAGGTAACACTGGTAATACAGGTGCTCAAGGTGCTCTAGGTGCTAAAGGTAACGTTGGTTCAACTGGTCCTACAGGTGCTCAAGGTGTTATTGGTTCTAAAGGTAATGTTGGTTCAACTGGTCCTACAGGTCCTAAAGGTAACACTGGTTCAACTGGTGCTCAAGGTTCTGTTGGTCCAACTGGTGGAACTGGTGCTAAGGGTACTAAAGGTGACACAGGTGCTAGAGGTCCTCAAGGTTACACTGGTCCTACAGGTCCTAAAGGTACTGTTGGTTCAACTGGTGCTAGAGGTTATCAAGGTTTCCAAGGTCTTAAAGGTTCAACTGGTCCTAAAGGTACAACTGGTAATACAGGTCCTCAAGGTTACACTGGTCCTACGGGTCCTAAAGGTGACAGAGGTTTAACTGGTGCAAATGGATCTAATGGATCTAATGGTGCTCAAGGTTATACTGGTGCAACTGGTCCTAAAGGTAACACGGGTAACCAAGGTGCCGTAGGTCCTAACACGTCTAACTACAGATTATATTCTAATCAGTATGTTGGTAACTCAGGTGGTGAATATGTGTACTACAATAACAGTAGTGCATTACAACAATTCTACATTAACAACTCAGAAGAAATGAGATTATACAGTAACGGTAACCTTCACGTTGACGGTGATGTTGTTGCATACTCAACTTCTATCTCGGATGCGAGACTTAAAGATAACGTGACTACTATTGAAGAAGCATTATCTAAAGTCTTACAGTTAAGAGGTGTTGAATACGATTGGAATAGCGGTAGCAGAAAAGGTCTTCATGATCTAGGTCTTATCGCCCAAGAAGTAGAAGAGGTATTACCTATGTTAGTAAGAGAACATGAAATGCCACTAATGGATGGTGCAGAAGACGGAACAGTTTACAAAACTGTTGACTATGAAAAAATGGTCGGTCTTTTAATCGAAGCTATTAGAGAACTTGAAGCAAGAATTAAAACTTTAGAGTCTTAATTTAAATCATCAAGATAATTTTAGAAAGGGTCCTCGAAAGAGGACCCTTTTTTTATGTGATATATAGATTGTAATAACTTATTATCTTATTACACTTAGTAAACAATTTAAAATATCTAAGTATAACTAATATTATAGAACACAATCGATGGATAATAAAATCAAACATGATACGTTTAACAAGAATGTAAAATTCTATGTGGAAAGCGTAACTAAGAATACAGACACATATACTCTTAATGGATGGGTTGGATTAATAGGCGGAGAAGCTTTAGGCTTTTCAATGTCAAATGAACCTCTTAAAGTTCAATTTTTAGGTGATAGGCAAGACGTAATGGAAGTATATTCAAATCAGCTTACTAATCAGAATATGTCATTTACTATTGAGGTTCCTTTTGATAAAAAACTAAAAACACTAGTCATCCATACTAGTATTGGAGAAACTGCAATAGGTCCAATCGGACACTGGTTATCGTATCATTCAGGATTTGCAAATACATCAAAGGATGTTATAGTAGTAGATAATTTTTATAATGATCCTGACCTTGTAAGAGAATGGGCAATGAACCATTTAGAATTTACACCTTCCGATTATCACAAGGGCCAAAGAGCAAATGAAAGATTTATCTTAGATGGAACTAAAGAAAAACTAGAAGAAATTATAGGAAAACCAATATTCAATTGGAATCACGACAGGTATGCTAACGGAATATTTCAATTTTGTACAGCAGATCAACAGATTGTTTATCACGTGGATAATCAAACTTATGCAGCAATGGTATATTTAACACCTGACGCTCCACCTACATCTGGAACTGCGTTCTATAGAAGTAAAGTCACGGGTGATTATACATTCGATGACGATAAAAGAAAAACCCAAGCATACATAGATGCATTCAAGGGTAATAGTAATGAAATGAATTTTTACGATGGATCTAATTTTGAAAAAATAGATGAAGTAGGAAATGTGTATAATAGATTAGTCTTGTTTAATGCTAAAAATATCCACGCTGCGACTCAGTATTTTGGAGATGCAATTGACAATGCTAGATTTTTTCACATGTTCTTTTTTGACGTATAAAAACAAATATAAATATGAAGATTAATATTATTACAAGGTGTACCAGAACAAGTAACCTTTTAACAATTAAAGAAGGAGTATTAAATGCGCCTAAGGGAGTAACAGTAAATTGGCACATTGTATTTGATACAGGAGCATTAAAGGATATTGATGCAGAGGTTCTCTCGAACTTAACAGATACTGTCAATGTCAAATTACATTTTGTAAAAGGACAAAGAGGAGGATTATTATATCCTGAAGTTTCTGATATTATTAGAACAATCAAATCAGGTTGGATCTATTTACTAGATGATGATAACATTATACACGAAGACTTTTACAAAACTATTAAAGCGAGTATAAAGAATCTTCCAATTGCACAGGTTCATATCGTTTCTCAATTAGTTGCAGGTAGAGATTTTACCGGACAAGAAATTAGAGTAGCTAGTCGTGAAAATACTGCATTTCAGAAAATTGACATTGCACAGATGGTTATTAATAGAAGCATATTTGATACTCATTCGTTTAGTGCAAATTATGCAGCAGACGGTTTCTTTATAGAAGAAGTATTAAAAACACATGGTGATTCATTCGTATGGATTGACAAGGTTTTATGCCACTACAATTATTTAGAAAAAGTACCAAGTGCAAAAATACCTAAAATAATTTATATAGGAAAAACTAAGCCAGAATTAAAGTCTATAAAATATTTATCGTATGAAGCAGATGAATTAGACGTTAAATACTTAGAAGACGATAGTGAAGTAATTAACGCAGTTACGTCGTTTAATCCTGATGCAATTATTACAAATGGAGAATCATGGAAAGAGTTTCCTAACCTAGCTTCTCTTCCTCTCCAATTTAGAAAAAGGTGGTTTAATTCTGAGAACACGGAAAATATAGGAAACACTGCATATTCCGTAGCAATGAATTCTATTCTATCTCCTTCTAACCTAGAAGATGATCAGATGATTTCATTCTTTACGCCTATATATAATACTGGTGAAAAGTTATGGAACACATATAGATCCGTAAGAGATCAGACGTATAATAACTGGGAATGGGTTTTAGTAAATGATTCCACCGATGGAGGTAAAACTTTAAAGATAGCAGAAGAAATTGCGTTAGTAGATCCAAGAGTAAAGGTGTATGATTTTAGAGAAAAATCAGGAGGATGTATTGGAGAATCTAAATACAGATGTTGTTCTCTTGCTAAAGGATATATTCTAGCAGAATTAGACCATGATGACTTATTGGTTAAAACATGTGCAGAAGATTTACATAATGCTGCACAGGCACATCCTGATTGTGGTATGTTTTATGGAGATACTGCCGAGGTAAATGAAGAGTGGGAAAATCAAAGATATGGAGAAGGGTTTGCATTAGGATATGGTTCTTATAGAGAAGAAGAGTATGAAGGTAGAATGTTGTCACCTGCTAATCAACAGAATATTAATCCAAAAACAATCAGACATATTGTAGGAGTTCCAAATCACGTTAGAGCATGGAGAAGATCTACTTATTTTGAAATAGGAGGACATAACAGAAGTCTAACAATTGCAGATGATTTTGAATTAGTGATCAGAAGCTTCCTATATTCTAAGATATGTAAAATACCTAAACTAAGCTATATTCAATTTCTCTATAATAATCAAGGTGGAAGAAACACTCATGATTTATCAAGAGCAGACATTCAAAGAAGAGTTAGAACAATAGCACAATATTATAATGAACAAATCAACGCTAGATTTATTGAATTAGGAATAGAAGATTGGGCATATAATGAAAGCCCTGACTATCCTATCTCAGCAGAGTCAAGATATGGAGAAGAAGAAGGAGTTGCTAACGAAACATACGCTGAAAAATCAGGAGTTGAAAAAAAAGTAACTAAATTAGAAAAAGTAAAATAATGGGAAAATACGTAGAAATTTTAGATGCAAGCGATTGGGATGCATGGTGTGACAAATACATCGATCCCCTTTTAAGAAAAGGAGAATATGAACTCATAGTTGACGAAGCGGCTCCGAGTGTTTTAGTATTTCCTTTATTTAAAGAACAGTTTTGTAAAGATCTAATTGAACTATGTGAAACTGAAGGAGAATGGACAGTAGATAGACATGAATTTTATCCAACAACCGACATGCTCATTGACAAAGTATGGATGAATGAAATTTACTCAAAGGTTCTTAACGAATTTGTTAGGCCATTAGGAATATGGTTCTGGACTTTAGAAGGAAAGCAGTGGAATTCTATGTCAGATGAAACATTTATTGTAAAGTATACTACAGAAACACAAGCGCACCTTTCTCTTCACCATGATAATAGCCATTTAACAACTGTTGTTAGAATGAATGAAGATTTTACAGGAGGTGGAACTTATTTCCCATTATATAAGGCAAATATTAGTCCTCCTAGAGTTGGAATGGCAGCTTTACACCCAGGTGCAATTACACATAGACACGGTGCAAAGCCTATTTTTTCAGGAACAAGGTATATTACTGTAAGTTTCTGTAAGATGAGTGGATAAATAGAATATGAAGCAAATACAATCATTCAACCAATTTATTAACGAAAGCCTAAACGAAGATACTAATGATCTTTTTAAAGTTTATCTAGCAATTGATCCCGACTCAGGTCACAGGTGGTGGTCTTATAAAGGATTTGCGTCAGATAATTTCTTTATACAAATCAATAAAGACAATTATAAAGACATAGATATTAATCCAGACTATCCTATATTAACCTATAATTCAGGAGTAGTTGAAACCCTTTTAAAGGAAGGATTAGTTAAAAAAGAAAATGTATATAATAGACCAGAATTCATTAAGCAATCTGGATCTAAGGCAGAGTTTCATAAAATAGTCGATGGAGATGAAAACATTCCACAAACATGCCATGACGAGAAAGAAGCTTTAGAAATTGGTTTTCCATTAATTGCAAAGCCAGCTGAAGGACATTCAGGTATTGGAATTCAGGTTTTTAAATCTCAGGAAGATTGGGATAAAGCTGATCATTCTAAATTTGACGTATATTCCGAATTCGTAGATAAGAAATCAGAGCATAGAATAATTAACTTTAAAGGAGATGCTTTCTTTTGGATGGAAAGAGAACCATTAAATGATAAAGCAAAATCAGGTGATGGTGACGGAAAAGAAGAAATGAATTTTAAATATATCAAAAGAGATATTACAACTCTTCCTGAAAAATTTAAAACACTAATAGAAAAATTCTGTGATAAGTTTAAAGATTTACCATATATATGTTTTGATATAATGGAAGATCAAGAAGGAAAATTGTATATTATAGAAAGTAATTCTCAACCTGGAGTTCCTTATGATTCTACTGTGCAAATATACCGTAAAATATTTAAAGACTTTTACGGAAGAGAAGTAAACAAAGATACTGACAAGGCCCTAACAAAATTATCTAATGATTTAGATAAAAAAACTATAGAACTTGACAGCGAACGATTCGAAATAAAAGAATAAATTATGGCATATCCGGATATGACTTGTATGCATGTGAACTTATGGGTTCATCACATGGACATTGACAAACTGTTTGACTTTATAACAGAAAGAATTAAAGAACCACCTAGCTATTGGATTTCTAGAGAATCTTGTCCTTCTACAATTACAGGAGGATATGCAGAAATTAACGTATCATATAACACATATCTTATGATAAGACGTGTTAAAGAACACGGACACTTTTAATTGAAACAATTCCAAATGGAAGTGTATAGTTAAGTATAGTTAATAAACTTCCAAGTATGAATAGATTATGGTTACGATTTGCACTGTGTATTTACGCAATATTATATACAGTGTGTCTGCCATTAATCCTAGGCATAGAGGATAGTTATAGTGATTATCATCAATTAAAACCAATCTTATTCCCTTTATTAACAATAGGAGTTTCATTAGGATTATGGCTTCATCGTTCTATTGAATGGAAAATACCGGCATTCTTATTAATAATCATAGCAAGCTTTAGCGTTGCAAATTACCCTACAATACATAATATATCTGCTATTCTATTTTTTATGTCATCGACATGGATCATGCTCTTTGATAAAAGATTTAAAATCTTTGGAATAATATCTGCAATATTATATCCAACACTCTTTATAAACACTGAACAGAATTTATTCTTGTTTGAAGTGTTACAGATACCTATTCTTTCCTTTTATCATTTCTCTAGAGTAGTATACTTAATGAGATTAAAGAAGAAAATATAAACAATTACACATATTTGAGTATAATCTATATGGCAAAGAAGAAAAAGAAGCTAGAGATTATTCACGTTAAGAAGCCAATTATTGGCGAAACGTACTATTTCTATTTCGCAGGATCATGGGAAGTAGGAAAGTTAGAAGGTACCTCTGACAAATTAACAGAAACATACGGCCATCGATGGTTTACATTTGTTAATGGAAATTATGGAAGACAAATGAGATATCCAGTCTCTATTTATAATATTAGAAAAACTCACCCAAAACAAGAAAAAGATGTATAGTATTTCAGATTTAAAAAACATGTTATTTATTGACATTGAAACGTCAACTGCTGCAAAGGACTTAGATAGCTTTGCAGAGATTATTGGAGAAAATGCATACTCACACTGGGAAAAGAAAGCAAAGTATGGTAGACAAAGTAAATCAGAGTATGAAGGAGTTTCAGATGCTGATATGTATATCAAGGATGCTGCCCTTTATCCTGAATTCGGAAGAGCAGTAGTTATTACAATCGGACAAGTCACCTTCCCAGATGGCATTACACCTACCCCTAAGATAAAGTCTTTTTATGGAGATGATGAAAAGAATACTCTAAAGGAATTTATGGATACGATGGCATTAATCTTTAAGGCAAATCCTAAAATTCAAATAGTAGGTCATAACATTAAAGGCTTTGATATGCCTTACTTAATTAAAAGATCCATTATTCAAGGTGTAGAAATTCCACAACAATTACACTTACAAAAACTTAAGCCATGGGAGAATTGTCTATTAGACACTAATGAAATATGGAAATTTGGCGGATGGAATGGTGCATCTCTTTCTATGATCTGTGATCTTTTACAGATACCTTCTCCTAAACAAAACATGTATGGTGGTGAAGTATCAGAAGCGTATTACGCTGGAAGATTAGAAGAAATTAAAGACTATTGTGAAGATGATGTTATTGGAACTATGAACGTGATGTTAAAGATGTCAGATATGGAACTAGTATCTAAGGTTGAAGCTCCATTTTAATTTAAACTTTTTTGAAAATAAACAGTTAAAAGTTTTTTTATCTCAGAAATTTTGCTTATATTAGTATAGTAATTAAAAATAAAGAAATATGTTTGAAGACTTCGAAGACCAAAACAACGATGAGCACGATGAAATAGCTCAAATTCAAAAAAATGCAGATATGGAAAATAACCTTCACGAACTGAAAGATAAACTAGTTAGAAATAACTGGGATATGATCTTAGAAAAAGGAGTTGACTTTAAATCAATGCAAGACAACGGCATAGAAATAGAACCGATTATCAGAACATTACAGCAAATGTTAGATTGGTTTCAGGAATCTGAAGAATATGAAAAATGTGCACATCTTAAAAATATTCTAGACAATAAATAAAATGTGTATAAATATATCATGGAAGAACAATTATTAAAAGTCATTGCGGAGCAACTTACGAGAATTGCAGATCTTATGGAAAACCAACAGAAAAGAGATGTGGTTGAAAAAAGAAAGAGCATTAAAGTCGTTAAGGAAGCCGTAAAGAAAAGAAAGAATGAACTACTACGAACTGCTGCAGATAGACAAGTCAGCAAGCCAAGCCGAGATTAAGAAGGCCTATCGTAAACTAGCAAAGCAATATCATCCCGATACCGTCGAAGGGGATGAGTCTTCCTTTAAAGAAATAGTTACAGCATACGAGGTTTTATCTGACGAGAACAGAAAAAGAAAGTATGATATTGAATTAGGATATAAGTCTTCTGACAATCCATTTCATAGTTGGTTTCAAAACGGAGAAGGATCCTTCAGTGATATGTTCAATGATGCGTTTGGTTCCTCTTCAAAAGGAAGAGACGTTACGGTTAGAATGACAATAACCCTAGAAGAATCTTATCATGGAACCCAAAAGAGAGTAGACATAGGTTCTAAAAAACTAAACGTTAATATACCTAAAGGAGTTTATGAAGGTATGAAGTTAAAAATTAGTGGAAAAGGTCAACCTCATCCTGCTAATTCATCTGCACCCAAAGGAGATCTAATCATTATAATTAATTTAAAATATGATGATAGGATTATATTAAACGGAAATGACATCTATGTAGATGCAAATGTTTCTTTTTATGATATGATTCTAGGAACTGAAATAGAAATCAATACGCCTTTTTATAAAATAAAGGTAAATGTTCCTCCAAATTCACAGAATAATAAGATATTAAGAATAAGTGGTAAAGGATTCCCGATATATAGTATGAATACTTATGGTAACCTTATGGTGAAGTTAAATGCATTTAATCCACCCCTTAAAGATTCACAAATAGAACTAATAAAAAAAATAAAAGAAATAGACAATGAATGATTTACCAGATTTTGACGAATGGGATAATTCAGATACCAATAGAAATAATCCAGAATTTGAAGTTAACAACAGCGTAGAATCAATCGCGTTTATTGAAAAATTGAAATCATCATCCAAAGAGATAATGATGGACTTAATTTATAAGGCTATAATTGAAAATGAAATGGGAGCATTAAACAATAATTCTCCTAAAGAAGAAAAAATAGCAGCACTAGAAACGGTTATCAAATATTTCGCAGAACAAGAAGAATATGAAAGATGCCATGAACTTAAAAAAATCATAAGCAATATATGTTAATAATTAATGTAGATAAAGGGAATATAGAAAAAGCTTTAAAACAGTATAAGCGTAAAACCATTAAGACCAAACAGATGAAAAAGGTTAGAGATGAAAAGCAATATACGAAGCCCTCTGCATTAAAGAGACTTAAGTTCCAAAAGGCAATATATCTTCAAAAGAAATCTAACGCCGAAAACAAGGACAAGTAGAAATATAATAACATATTTTTTTACTTCATTTTACCTTAGACCTTACCGGAATTAAATATATAAATTGAGATTATTAATATCTCGATATAAAAAAATATACTTTGTAATGAAGGAATCTTTTAGTGATGACAAAGACGCATTGATGAGATCAAGCTATTATACTATCACAAGAAATTTTACTAAAACCATTAATAGATTTGTTGTATTCAGCGAAGGCAAGAATACGATAGAAATCCCTCATGGCGAAGGACAAAGAAGCAAGTTCATAGATATTATTATAGAATATTTTGAAGAACTTGAGGAGTATGAAAAATGTGATACGTTATTGCAGCTTAAAAAAACGGTAATAATGGCAGGAGACTAAAAAAATTAAACTCGATGAGCAGAAACAATTCAAACAATAAATCTTCATCTAGTTCCGATGGACCTAGAAGAAGAAGATACGGAATAAAAGAAGCAGAATTAAAAGGAGTACAATTAAGACAATCCCAAAAGAAATATACAAACACAATACTAGAGAATCAGATAACGTTTTGCACAGGTCCAGCTGGAACATCCAAAACATTTACAGCATGTTATACTGCACTCCTCCTCTTAGCTAGAAAAGAGATTTCACAAATAGTATTATGTAAACCCATCCAGGAAGCAGGTGAAAAGTTAGGATTTTTACCAGGAGATATCGCAGACAAGATAGATCCATTCATGCAATCATACATATCGAACATTACAAAAATAGTAGGATCTGAAATAGCACAAACTCTCGTAGAGAAAGAAGTTATTGTATTTAGGCCAATGGCTTATATGAGAGGTGATACATTTGACGGATCATTAATGGTATTAGATGAAGCACAGAATGCAACGTTCAAGCAGTTAATGTTATTTGTAACAAGAATGGGTAAAGACTCTAAGGTTATAGTAACAGGAGACGTTAGCCAGCATGATATATCTAAAGCCAATGTTGGTTTACCTTCGTTTACTGAATTAATGACAGGTATTAAAGGAATAGGTGTGCATGAATTTACTGAAAAAGATATTGTTAGAGCAAAGATCCTTCAGGAAGTTGTAAAGAGATACGATAAGTGGAAGGAAAACCACGAGCCTAAATAAACATTTCACTAAATGTGTGTATAACTCCTATAAAACTTAATATGGAGAAAGCAAAACACATCTTACTTAAAGGAAGTTATAATGACGATAGAAGTATCGTTGAAGTTGGAATAGACGAAGCAGGTCGAGGTGCCTTGGCAGGCCCAGTTACAGTATCTGCGGTTATTATGCCGTATGGATTTAACCATCCTTTAATAAAAGATTCTAAATTGCTAAATGAATCTCAAAGAAAAGAGGCTAGGGAAATAGTATTAGATAACGCAATTGCGTATAGCGTTCAGCATATAGATACGGAAACAATAGAATCTACTAACATATTAAAGGCTACTCTTCTAGGAATGAAAGAATGTCTAAACACTATTGACAATTCATTTAATTTTATATTAGTGGATGGAGATCAATTCCACGGATATGAAGGAATACCTTTTAAAACCGTAATAGGTGGAGATAATAAATATAGTTCTATCGCTGCTGCATCCATACTTGCTAAAACAAGTAGAGATATGTTAATGAAAGAATTAGATGAAGAAACTCCAGGATATGGATGGAATTCTAATAAAGGATATGGAACAAAGCAACATATAACTGCAATAAAGGAAATGGGAGCCAGTGATTCACATAGGCCTTCATTTATATCACATCTATTAACTACTACTAATTCATTATTCTAATGAAACTTTTTTACGGCTTTTTATTATTCCTCTTAGGGCAAGGACTTATTTGGATTCAAACTAATGGACAATTTGTATGGCCCTGGTTTAAGAAAAACCCATGGCCAGTTGCCATTGGAATGGGTTCTATTATTAGTTACATTTTAATTAAAGCAACACAGATGGTTGTTGAGCACTTTGACGGTTTACTTTGGCCTGGAAGATTCATAGGTTTTGCTAGTGGTATTCTTATATTTACTGCTATGACTTATTACTTTATGAATGAAGGTATCACGGCGAAGACCGGAGTGTCTCTATTATTAACCCTTATTTTAATATCGATACAAATACTATGGAAATAAATTCAGTTACAGTTGTTCTTACCTCATGTGGAAGAGTTGATCTTTTAGAAAAAACACTAGACTCTTTTTTTAAATTCAACACATATCCAATTGAAAGATTTATTATAACAGAGGACTCTGCACAGGAAGAAGTATTTGATGCATGTAATGAGCTTAATAAGAAGTATAATAACTCTTTAGAGTTTATGTTTAATGAAAATAAACTAGGACAGTCAAAGTCAATAGATAAAGCATACTCTACCGTAACTACTAAATATGTTTTTCATTGTGAAGAAGATTGGGAATTCTATAGACATGGATTTATCGAAGATTCTATTAGAATTCTCTCTGCTAGTGAAAAAATATTACAAGCATGGATACGCCCAAAGAACGATAGGATTTTAAATAAAATATCTGAAAGAGTATTTGAATTAAACGGAATGAAAGTTAGAGCTGTTCTTCCTGCCAGTTTTTCAACAGGAGACTTGAACGAAGATGGTACTCCCATGATAGTCAGGGATTATATGGGATTTAGCTGGAATCCAGGCTTAAAAAGAATGAGCGACTATAGACTATTAAATAACGGGTACACGGGAATGGTTAGAGAACATCTCGTAGATCACTGGTATAGAGATCAGGGTTTTATAGTTGTTAGTTTATCAGTGGACGATAATGATGGATATGTCAAACATATCGGATGGGATAGAAGAGCTGGAGATCCTGGATTCGTAGGATAGATATATAGAGTATGAAACATCTAATGACATTCGAAAAGTATTACGCATATAACGATTTCAAAAAGAACTGGGGTTCTCCTGAAGAAATGAAACAGGAAGTTGAATGGATTATGGCGAGATTATTACCTAAGGAAGATATGCTTAAAAGCATTGAAGATCTTTCAACTGACAAGGGTATTAAATTTGAAATCAAATTATCTTCTAAAGATACAATCCACATGTATAAAGTAAGTGGATGGAGAATGCAAGAAAATGATGGATGGGAATATTACTATAACAAAAAGAAAACCATCTATAGAAAATTAAAGAATCAACTAGAAAAAGAAATCTTATCTGATCTAGAATTATTCTTAAAATACTTTAAATCATACGATCTATATGCACAATACATCGATGATGGTGGACAATATAGAGCCGCAAAAGATAACAATTCTTCTATTATAGACAGATTTGACAATTTATCATCTTCTGATAAAAAGAAAGCTAAGAAAGAATTGCTTAAACATTTTAAGGCATCTTATAAAGGAAAAGATATCGTTGATCAGGTAAACAACCTTTTCAAATCCTAGCTTTTTAAAAATAACCCAAATTCATTGGGTTTTTATTATGACTATTTACGTAGCACCTCCAAGGGGAATAAAGGAAAAAGAGGCAATTCGACTCTGGCTTTCACATTACAACCATGAAATAATATGGCTAGATCTTAGACGCAAGGTCAAAGGCCCTTTACTATTATGTGGAGGAGCAGACATTGGAAAAGACGAAGAAAGGGACGCTAAAGAATTCGTATGGATTAAACAGGCCCTGGATTCTAATAATAGAATATTAGGAATATGTAGAGGAATGCAAATCCTAAATCATTATTTTGGAGGAACGGTAGAAGATTTATCTGATGCAATAGTAGAAGATCATAAAGCAGCTGACTTTTCAGAAGACGTTGATCATAGCGGGAAGCCATCTCAATTCCATACGGTTGAAGATTTAAATGGAACATTAACTAGTGTTAATTCTAGGCATCATCAACACTGTAATATACTAGCTAAAAACTTCAAAGCTACACATCTTTCATATCCATTATATTCTGTAGTTGAAGGATTCGAAGACTTAGATAAAAAGATATGGGCAGTTCAATGGCATCCTGAAAAGATGGAGTCAGAAGATAACGAATATCCTTTAGGTAAACTGTACCATAAGTTTTTGTAATAACTTCTGGTTATAACCAAAAGTTTTTTGAAAATAAACAGCTAAAAGTTTTTTTATCTCAGATTTTTTGCTTATATTAGTATAGTAATCAATCAAGCAATAATAATGATCAGAAAAAAACTTCACAAACATCAATCAAATCCTGTAATAATCGACTTAACGGGTCCTGAAGGAAATGCCTTCATGCTATTAGCCTACGCAAAAAGTTTTTCAAAAGATCTTGGAAAGGATTGGGAAACTCTTTATTCTCAAATGACAGGAGGAGACTATGAAAATCTTATTAAGGTATTTGACGAAGCGTTTGGAGATTTTGTAATCTTAGAAAGGTAATGGAAAACAAGGGTAAGAAATTAAAAGAAGTAAATTTAACATTACAAGAGTGGCTTGATGCCCTTCGTATGCCTACTCCTGTGAGAAACAAGAAAAAGTATCGAAGAAAGAATAAGCATAAAAATAAAGAAGATTAAAAATAAACAGTAAAATGTTTTTTTATCTCAAGTATTTTGCTTATATTAGTATAGTAATTAATAATTAAAACAAACACATGAACTTAGAATCAATCAAAGCAAACGGAATTAGTTGGTATGAACCTGCAAAATCTATTATCCCACATCTCACTACTCAAATTGGAATCTTTAAAATGAGACATCCAGAAAAGGATATTTTCGAAAAGTTCGGAGATGGCGAATACTTTTCAGGAAGGCGATTTAACGATAACGGTGATGTAGCAATTAGAATTGGTGGAGCAATTGTTAGACAAGCACAGGAAGAATACATTTATTCTAACATGGGTCGCAATTCAATGACATCTGAGGAAACTCTTCCTCTTTTAGAAGGTATCATTAGCGCATGGTTCGACACTCTCTCCGCTTCTGAAATTGATATGCTTATTGTCGACGGACTCAAGTGTTGTGCAGAAACAGATCATTGGTACGAATTTGAAAAGCAATGGGACTAATGATTTCAATGTATGAACGCATTGCTAGAATCGAAGGCACGACTCATGTCGTACGAATAGAAGACAGTGTAGTATACAGACAAAATGGATATGAAGTAATTGGTGACAATCTGTTTGTTCAGACTGAAGACCGATTACTTTTTATGGATTTCGATGTATTTACGTTAGAAGAAGCATGCATGGCCGAACGAACGGTCAAAGAAGTAAAAAAGAAACTTAATACAAACTCTTAATATAAAATATATGGCAGCAGACTACGGATATTGTTGTATCAACATGACTCTTAAAAAAGAATCGAACATATATGTTGGTAGAAAAATGATTAAAAGAACCTTCATGGAAAAAGGTATTAAATACGCATCAGAACTTGCAGTGTTAAATATCAAGGACATGATAGAAATTATCAAGTGGAATTACAAGAACGACATAACAATGTATCGTATGTCAAGTAATCTATTTCCATGGATGTCGGAATACGAATTATCTGAACTTCCTGATTATGACAAAGTGTGTAATCTAATGAAAGGTGCAGGTAAACTTGCTAAACAATATGGCCAAAGATTGACATTCCATCCAGGTCCTTTCAATGTTCTTGCTTCTCCGAATGAAAAGGTAGTTATCAAAGCCCTTAAAGATTTACGTCAACACGGCGAAATAATGGATATGCTAGATTTACCACAAACTCCTTATGCTGCTATCAATATTCACATCGGCGGAACCTACGACGATAAAGAAGCTACTAAGAAAAGATTTGCTGAAAATTTCAAGCGACTTACTCCAGGTGCAGCGAATCGTCTAGTTATCGAAAACGATGACAAAACAGCACAGTATTCGGTACAGGATTTATATGACATACATCTATTAACGGGTAAAACTCCAATCACATTTGACTATCATCATCACTGGTGCTACGAAGATTCAATGCCAGAAAAAGAAGCTCTAGAACTTGCAGCTAAATCATGGCCTAAAGGAATTCGCCAACTATGCCACTATTCTTCATGTAAACAAATACACGAAGATGCTACACAAGGCAATAAACGTGCACATGCTGATTATGTATATGATCACATTGAAACGTATGGTATGGATCTAGATATCGAACTCGAAGCAAAGGCGAAAGAACTTGCCCTACAGCGATACAAGCAGGAGTTTTTAAAGGAGCTCGTTCTATCATAGATATATAAGTTATGAAGTTTATAAAGACATTTGAAGATTGGAACGAAGTTTCCCCCGAATTAAAAGCTCACATTGAAGAAGGATTAGATCTTACTAATTCATTCTTTCGTTTAGGAAGCGATGCATATATTGAATTATTTGAAGAAGTAAAGCAATATTGGGATAAAAACAATATTATCTTAAAGGGTCCTTCAGGATGGATGGCTAAAAATCTAGAAGTAGGAACTAAAGCAGTCTATAAACCTAGAGGAGGAAATCAAAAGAATGTAAAATTAGATTCACCAACAAGGGGTGGAAATAAGAAATTCATAGTTTACAGAAATAGTGGAAGAACTGATAAAGAAGGAAACATCATTGCTAAGAAATTAGAATGGGGAGATCCTTCATCTACTATTAAGAACGACGACCCGGGAAGAGCAGCTAACTTTTGGGCTAGACACGGTTGTGATAAAATGGCTAAGATGGATCCGACTAAGGCGGGATTTTGGGCATGTTACGGACCTACTCTTTTTGGAAAACAGCTTGGTATAAAAAGTGATCAACCATGGTAGATAAAGATTGTAAATGTAAAAGTTGCGGTTGTGGAGAAATGTCCATGGAAGAAATGATATCCATGGTCGATGATAAAACATTACCCTTTACGGAGACGGCTGTTTCAAAAAATATAATCATTAGAGAATTCTTACCAAACCAACCTGAACATCTTTTTAAATGGCACTTCGACGAGGAGGACAGGGTTATCGAAGCTTTAAACGAAAATGATTGGAAGTTCCAATATGATAATAAGCTCCCTATAGAATTAAAAGGATATATAGAAGTAAATGCAGGAGAGTATCATAGAATTATACAGGGTACTTCTTCTTTGAAAATACAAATAACTAAAAAATGAAACACATAAAGCTATTTGAATCCTTTGTAAACGACAAAGAAATTTCTACATGGGAAAAAGAGTTTGGTAAATTACCAATTCCTAAGAAAATTAAAGATATATCTAAAGAAATGGCTAAGGCCGGTTTTATTAGAAAAGATACGAAATCTGTTCAAGCCAAATTATGGATTGGATTAGAAGGAATTTCATGGATAGAAATGAAAGAAAAATTCGGAGACATAGTAGGTAAATTCTATGGTGGACAATTCTATCAAGCAATGACAAACCCTATGGCTGAAAAATCTGCATATTATGCGTATGAAGTTTCTAAACACGTAGAAGATCTAGCAGCGAATGATGAAAGCGTAGAACCTGCGTATTATATGATGAAAAATTACTTTAATTCATTTGAATTAAAAATTGATAGAAACAGGGTATTCGATAGAGCAGTTAAAGAGCTAGAAGCCTGGATGAAACAAAATAAGATTAAAACCCTATAAAAAGGGATATATAGATAGTAATTAATACAATAAAACAAATAAAATAAAAAATTATGGCAAAATTAAAATCATTTGAACAGTTTTTATCTGAGATGGATAGAACTGAGGAGGTGCAACAAGACGTAGTTGCAACAGCTGAGCCAGTTGAACAATCTGAAGAAAAAGCGGAAGAAGTTCAAGGAAACGGTGATGCTATAGAAGAAGCAGTAAACGCATCCGGTTATATTAAAGCTGGAAAATTAGGTTACAATGACCAATTCCTAGGAAGAAGATCTTTATCATGGACACTATCCGTTGATTTAGGTTTAAAAGCATCAGACGAATTCGTTGGACCTTGGTTAGGATTTGATCACGTATCATTATACGCGATTGGTAAAAAAGGAGGAACAATTCTTGATGACGCTCTAGCAGGCAAATATACTTATGACGAATTAAAGGCAGCTGCTGCCGATTTCTTAGGTATTAAAGAATCTGAAGAAGTAATCGAAGATGAAATAGTTGAAAACATCGAAGCAGTAACTGAATCTGGTGAAGAAGCTGGTTTACCTGCTGAAGATTTAAAAGATGAAACTGAAGTAGTTGATAATGACTGTGAAACTCCTGAAGACAAATCAGACGAATTAGAAGCTGAATTAGAAGACACTGTTGATGCTGCTGGAAATGAAGAAATTTCTGAAGCTGAAGAAACTGAAGAAGTTGCTGAAGAAGAAACTGAAGAAGTTGTTGCTGAAGAAGAAACTAAAGAAGTTGCTGAAGAAGAAACTGAAGAGGTTGCTGAAGAAGAGGAAGAAACAGCACTAGTTTCTGATATGTTAAAAGAGGTTTACGAATCTTGTAAAAATGAAGCTAAAGCATGGGAAGACGATGCACATGATGAGCATACTGTTGAAACTTATATGAAAGAAAATGCTGCATTAGTTGGCGGAATGGCTGCTCAATGCCTTAAAGAAATGAAAGAAGATTATTCAGTTGAAGCTTATGAAGCTGCATGTAATGAAATGATCGAAGCATATTCTAAGAAAGTGAATGAGATGAAAGAATCTGATTCAGCTGTTGGTGAGGAAACTCCAGAAGCTTAATATTAAAATTAACAATATAAACTTTTTAAAGGGTTCATGTATAATACATGGACCCTTTTTATTTATAAAGTAATATGCCAAGAATTTCAGTAGACGTAATATACATGCAAATAGCATATCAAATTTCTAAACTTAGTTATGCTGAGAGAAGGAAAGTCGGCTGTATAGTAGTTAAAGACGAGCAGATTGTTTCATTTGGATATAATGGAACTCCACATGGTTTTGATAATCAATGTGAAGAAACTCAAACTAGAAATATAGATAATCCTGATCACAAAGAAATTTTAATAGAAAAAGGATATGAATGTGAAGATACTTGTTGTTCTAAACAAGTTACTAAACAAGAAGTCTTACATGCAGAATCAAATGCACTAATGAAGATTTCAAAATCTACACTTACTTCGAAAGGATCGATCCTATATACTACTACTTCTCCATGCTTTGAATGCGCTAAGTTAATTATACAAGCTGGTGTAGAAAAAGTATTCTACTGTGAAGGATATAGAGATCTGTCAGGTATTTCTTTATTAAAAAAGGCAGGAATTATTGTTGAACAAGTAATCGTATGGAATGAGCATTAATAAAATAAACTTACCAGAAGTAAACCGCCTAGAAGACTATTTAAAAGAACATGGAAGCCATGAGTTTTTTAGAAGGTATATTAAAAAGACAGAGGCAATGATAGGACCATCTACATCCCATGCCTTTATAAACGACTTTATAAAGTTCTATCAAGAAGGAGAATCTAATACCTTCTATATTATACCACAGCTTAAACTTTTCTAAGTTTAGGTGTATAATAATAAAATAGGTTAAATCATGCAAACAACTGAAGAAAAAGATATTGTAAAATATCAGTGGAAAAAGGGAGATAATTTTGGTAAAGTGGTTGAGGTAGAATCTAAAGATTCTGAATTTACTTACTTTAAAGATGGATCTAAAATATTCAACAAAGTATTACCTGAGTTTTTAGAACTAATAACTACTGAAGGATTACCATTTCCTGGAGTCGAGCTTGTAGGAACTACACCTACGCCTAAAAAAGCTCCCGTTAAAGAAATTGAAAAAAAGGTAGAAGTTAAAGAAAATACTTCTCCCCTTGGTCAATTAATTAAAACTTTATCTGCTAAGAATGTCGAATCATTTCAATTAAGCGTAGGAATTAATCTTCCTAAGAAAGAAATATTTAACATGCTAGTTGAAAACTCTGAAGAAGAAAAAGAACAAATCTTAGAAGAGATCTCTAAATCAGCTGTTTCTCAAATAGAGATAAATAACCTACAAGAATTTTTAAACGAACAAATAACTGAATTTGTAACTAATTATTATAAACTATGAGTCAAGCAAGAAAATACAGAAGAGACACCTATAAAAGAGCTGGGTTATTAAAAGCTAAAAACGAATGGGGAAGATTCTCTGAAAAAGGAATAGCGTGGTACGCCATGAAACAGGAGGAAGGAAAACAATTCCAAGAGGCTCATGAGAAAAAAGTCAATGACCAAATTGAAGAGCAGTTAGGTTCAAAGCTTAATTCATTAAAGGAAACATGGACTAAGGTGGGTTATAATAAAGAAGAGATTGATTTATTAGAAGAAGCCTTCGCAATGACTACAATCAAAGATAAAGAAACTTATAGAGCTGATAGAAAAGCGGCTAGGAAAATATACAAGAAAGTTCAACAATCCCTAGAAGAAAGACTAAATGCAGGAGATAACTCTTAAGATAGCAGATAACGGTGTAATTAAAACCGTAACAGATGATAACATCAATGCGGCTGGTGAGAAATACGAGTCAGTTATTGTCTATGATTTTGATAAAGGTATCGATGATAGATTAAATTTTATCAGAGATATCTGTATCGATGTCGGATTAGATTTTGGTAATTCAAAACAATATAATCAAATAAAGGTGGTCACTGAATGGGGAACTAATTACAGTCCCTCTACCATCGAAACAAAACATAAAATCCAAACTTTACAAACTAAAATTAAAGAATTGGAGAAATTGATAAGATGACAACAACGACTGAAATTACAATAGAATGTGTATGGTGTAATAGTAGAAAGGAATTTAATAAATTCTGTAGAAACAACCCAGGAGAAACGGTTATAGATTTCTATAGCATTAGAAATAAGCTAGTTAAATCAGATCCCTATGACACTGAACCACATCGCTCTGTAATTGGTCTTGCAATAAGAGATTCTTTCATTAATGTTCTAAATAAGAATGCCGACTTAGAAAAAATCATTTACTTATTTAAAAATTTAGATGCAGAAACTATTGACAACTTTAAATTATTTTTAAAAGAAACAATAGAACCTGATGCATCACTAAACTTAACAGTCATTAACAGAGATGATTATCCTAAAGGCGTTCTTAAAAGATTCGAAAGCGTCAAGATAATCGATCTATAATGATAAGGCATAAGTTATTTTCAAAGGGTGAAAGAATACATGCCCTTATATCCAACACTAGACATTCTCACATTGTATTTCCCGTTTATGGAATAATTCATGACGTTAAGTTCGACGAGGATATGCCAAGGTATCAAATAAGAATTACTAAGTTTCATGACAACATAGATTTCTTAAAAAGATATCTCTTCGGTATGAAGTTTTCAAAAGACTTTAATAATAGAACTACAACATTCGGTCTTACTAGAAAGAACTATAAATCTATGAAAGATTTTCAGAATCAAATAGATTCTAAATGGGAATCTTATATGATCTCAGTTGATTCTGTAATGTGTGTTAAAACCAAGACAGAGGTAATAGATCTATTTAATAATATACAAGATTTCTTAATCGAAAAGAATTTTAAAGATATATTTGAACTCTCAAGCAGAAGTGTATATTCTTCTGGCAAATATTATTATCAATCCAGGGGAGTATATGCTGCCCATCTCAAGAAGTTTTTAGGAGATAGAGAACCAAAGACGGATAAATATTATGATAAGCTTTTATATAGACCACAGTCAGACGATCTGGATGACATAGAATTGTGAATATATAAAACCTAGTAAAAACATAATATTACAATATGCCATTATTTGGATTAGTATCAGCGGGAGCCGCTTCCAGTTTAAAATCATCAGTTTCAGGATTTGGAGATAAAGTAGATAACTTCTTTAATTTGTCAAGCCCAGACGGAAAGGGTGCTCGTTCTGCGAATGTAGATCCTCAGAATACACTGCTCGGAACGTTTGATAACCCTAACACAAGAAGTAGAGCTCTTTTAGTGGGTGAGCCTTTAAGTAACGTTGCTCCTGGTGGAAAATCACAATATTATACACAAGAGGCTGACTCAGTAATATATTATAAAAGAGGAAAGGATGGAAAAGACACTAAAGAAAAAATAACGGATGGTGTACATGCATATTCTACTTTTAATAAATATACTCTAGTAAATTATAGAGGTAGTTTCTTTACACCAGGTGGAGCTGCTAAGTCTAAAGGAGTAGACTCTATTGAATATAATAAAATAGACGAGAGAACATTAGATAATCCTACTGTTTCTAAAATAGTAGAAGTTACTAAAAATAATGCAGCCGGTTCAAGTGGATATGGATATATGTATAATTACGCCGACTTTGCAATGTGTAGATATAATGGTAAAATACCTAATAATTATCTACTAACTTTAAGAAGATTTCCATATCCAGTACAGGATGATATTATTACACCAATGGACATTGATAAAGATGGTAAAGTGCGTGAAACAGATCAACCCGATATTGCAAGAGCAGTAACATGGATGAGTGAAGTTACAGGTAATAGTATGTCCTCAATTCTTAATTGGTCACATGGATATAATTGGAAAGATGAATCAGCTTCAGTGCAAACTGTACAATCTAATAACTCAAGCAGAAGAGGTGCATTTGGACAATTCTTAGATTCTAGTGTAATAGGTACTGCAGCGGCTAATGCAGCGGCAGGTGTAGATGGTGTAACGGCACAAAGAAGAAAAAACGGAGGAAGTGGATATGATGCACAAGCAACTACATATCCTAATCATATATTCGGTCCGGTGAATGTAATTAAAGATGTATCTTTTAGAGATCAAGGTTTAACTTTTAATCAAGAATTTAAACTTAAATTTGAATATGAATTAAGATCCTTTGGTGGAGCAAATCCTAAGGTTTTAATGCTAGATCAGTTAGCAAACATAATGGTACTAACTTCCAGTCAGGCTCCTTTCTGGGGAGGATCAGTTAGATATGTAGGAAACGGATCAGCTGGTAAACCATTGGGTGATCTTAGTTTAATTAAATCGGGTAATTATAGTGGATTTATTAAAAGCGTTGCATCTGGTTTAGGAGACATGTTTAAAGGAGTTGCCAAAGATATAGGAAACGCGATGTCTGGTAAAGGTGATTCTAAATTCTTAAATAATATATTAGGAGGTACTTTAATGAAAATGTTTAATTCTCCAGGAGGTGGACAGGCGGCAGCATCTTTATTAACAGGTGATCCTACGGGTTCATGGCACCTTACGGTTGGTAATCCTTTAAATCCTATAATGATGGTAGGTAATTTAACATGTAGAGAAACTAACGTTACCTTTGAAGGAGGTATGGGTGTACAAGATTTTCCAGAAAGAATGACAGTAGAAATAACTCTTAAGCCTGGTAGAGCTAGAGATAAACTGGATATTGAATCTATGTTTAATATGGGTAGAGGTAGATTTTATTTACAGCCTGAAGAAGGAGTTGATGTTAATCAAACTTATATTGAAACAGCCTACGGTGGTAAAGATAAGAGAAAGGCTCTCAATAGAGAATTTAGAAAAATAGCTAACGGATAATGATAAAACTATATAGTATAGATAATAAGAAATTATCTGAGGATAAACTAACAATGGCTTCTCCATCGTTTGTTTTTCTAGACATGACGGAAAGCGCAGTACAATCAATACATATTGTAGAAGCTGACGAAACGGGTAGAATAGATCTAATATCTTTGTCAGAATACGGAACACATGATCGTACTGATGATATTTTAAAATTTAATGGAATTTCAAATCCATTTTCTATCAAAGAAGGTGATGTATTACTAATTCCTAATCAAGATTCTGGAAAGAAGAAATGGAAATTAATGCTTAATGCTACTTATAAAAATCCTATTAGAGAACAGTTTATTAATACAAAAAGACTACCAGTTAAGGATGCTAATAGAATTGAGTATCTATCTAAAAAATATAATAAAGAAATATTACCTCCAAATATTTTAAGATCTGGCGAAACAAATATCGACGTCAGTAACGGACAAGTTAAAATCTAAGAATAAAATAAATAAAAACAATTATGAAACACGTACAATTATTTGAACAGTTCCTTAACGAGGGATTAAAGGTCGGAAGAGACCAAGATCTAGCAAAAGAAATCATCGCAGTTCTTTATGCTGAAAGAGACACACCCGAAGGTGAAGCATTAACGGCAGCCGGTGGAATGGTAGCTGGTGGAAGTACAACTGGAGAAGAAATGTATTTAAGCAAATGGAACAAAGATTCCGTAAAAGCTTTACATGGTTCTAAGGTAAGAGTTCCTGGAAAGGTTATGTTAGGTACTTTAATTAAAGTAGCAGCCGATAATGGAAAGAGTTACTATTTTGATGGTGGCGTATTCGTTGAAGGTGATAAAGACGTTAAAGGAGCTAAGGTAGGAATGGACTTTAGAGATTTTGTAGATATCCTCGTTAAAAAGAAGATCATTAACAAACCCACATATTAAAACTAAAATAAATGCCGATAGATAATCACATTCTAAATGTAATAGAACACTCATTGGAATTAGACACAATAAAGTTTGATGCACATGGTGAAGATGAGGGTGGACAGAAAATGAGCCATGAAATAGGAGGTCCTATTCCAATGGTAGTTATTAATGGAGCTTCATTTACGGGACAAGATGTTAAGAGATTTGAAATTGATTGTAGTACTAAAATTCCTAAATTAGCCCTAACTATAATAGACACTAGAGGAACCTTTGATGCGGATCAAATTCCAAGAGATGGTGATGTCGTTTCAGTTAGAATTGCAGCAAGACAACAAGACACTTTTAAAGATATTAGAATAGATTTTGATATAGATGAAATAGGAGGCCCTGCTACTGGCGATTTGAAAAAAGCCACTAGTGGCACTAAATTTTCTATACAGGGTACGATGAAAGTACCTACATTATATTCAGAAGGATGTGCTTCGTATGAAGGAACATCTAGAGAACAGATAGAAGAATTTGCTAATAATTTAAAACTAGGATTAGCAACTAACATTGATTCATCGGATGACGCAATGAAAGCACTTAATGCATGTCAACCTAATATAGAATTTTTAAATAATTTAGTGGAACATTCATATGTCGGTGAAGATAGTTTTCAGACATATTGTATCGATCCTTATTATAATATATGTTTCGTAGATATTAATGCTCTTTTAAATTCAGAAGATGGAATGGATGAAACACTTATTAACTTTGAAATAGATTTCGATGAAGATGGAGAAGAACAGACTTCAAACGCAATAGGAATACCTAACATGCTAACTAACGCTTCGTCTATGAATTCTACTAATTCATTCATACAAAGCTATAACTTAGTTAACAATTCAGGCGGACTTTCTAAAAAGAACGGCTATAAAAGAAAAATGATATATTTTGAGAACGACTCTGTTGGTGTTGTTGCTCATGAAATAGAACCACTCGCTAGTGATAGTATGAAGGACATTGAGGAGCCGCTAAAGGGAAGAAGAGATGAAGACAGATATACTAAAGAGGTAAAATCAAAATACATGGGAAGGCTCCCTATTCAATCAGATGATATGCCAAATGTACATCTTAACTATTCATTTGCCGCATTAAGCAATCAACAGAATTTAGATGAAATGAATAAAATGCAGTTAGAAATAACCTTAAAGACATTTAATCCTGGAATTCATTTGTGGCAAAAAATACCTATTCAAATATTAAAAAGTGGGTTTACACAAATGACTGCACAGCAGGGTATAGGTGGCGATAAAGATGAAAAGGGATTTGAAACAGAAAATGAAGAAGAAGTTGAAAGCGTAAATGATTTAAACGCAGATCAGGTTAAAGATGAATTTTTAACAGGTTATTATGTAATAGGTGGAATTAAATACATATATAAGGAGTCTACTGGAATTATTCAAAAACTTACTCTATTAAGAAGAGAATGGCCGAGTAGATTAAATAACGTTAAAGGATAATTAAACCCTATCAAATAATAATATATACTATATGTCAGATTTTAAAAGTAAATTAGATTTTCAAAAAGGTAAATTAGCACAGTCGCCATATCAGGATCCGACTTTTTTATCGTTTGTTATATTATTTAACGTAAGCGATCATACTAATTCGCCTCTATTATCTGGAGCGGCCGAAGAATTCTACGTTAATCAATTAGGAGCTACAAAAAAGCCGCCGGAGTCAGCTAAAAAAAGTAGCAAAGACACTAATAGATTATCTGCACTTAGTTCAAGTGCTTCTGCGGGATCAACTAAATTCTATGAAGAAAGATTAGATGCTCTAGTTAAATTTAAAAAGGCATTACTAGACATAAATAGAAATACACCGTGGTTTTTCCAAGGATTACAGGGTGTTGATAGAGCAATTACAAATTTTAATCCTACTACTCCATATTACGGAGGCGATGATGCTAAGTTAACACTAAGCTGTTTAGAATCTATTAACCTTAGAGTTTCTGGTCTTATGCACCTTTATAGAAAAGCAGTGTTTGACGAAGTTAAATGGAATTGGATTTTACCTGAAAATTTAAGAAAGTTTTCAATGATAGTATATGTTACTGAGGTTAGAAAGATCCAAAACATGTCTAAAATTACATTATCAGGGGTTCCTAAAAAGATAGACTTGGCTGCTATTAAGGGTTTTCCTGGAAATATGAAACCAAGCCTAGGAGTTGATAATTCAAACAAAGGTATATCAGGATCTGACAATAGACCCTTCTTTATGTTTAGATTCGGTGAATGTGAATTTGCCTTAAACACAGGTTCTGAAATATTTGGAGATCTTACTAAAAATCCAGGCGAACAGGCTAGACAAACTATTGAAATGCAATATGAAGTTGTAGATAGTATGGATGCAAGAGTATTAAATGGAATTGTTTCTGATACTATACCTAACGCATTATCCCCAGCACATGATTCTGAAAATTATGAAGCTGATGGGATATTAGGTCTTTTAAAAGATAAGGCGCTAGCTAAACTTAAAGAAATAGGAGAAAGAGGTTTAAACGACCTGAACAGATTAGCAAGAGAAAAGAAAGATGAATTAGTTCAAGGTGCAAGGGACGGTATTAGAGGTAGAGTTCCTAATTTTGAAAACATATATCAAGACGCCTTACGAGGTGTTTCTGATGGAGTAGATAATATTGGTTCTAACATCGCAGAGAATGTATTTAATGTAGATACTAGTGCGACAGTAGGAGCTGCACTAAACGATGCAGCAGCCCAATCCCTTGGTAATATAAACGATTAATATATGTCAACAGAAAAAGAATTAAATACTGATAATCTTAGAGACACTCATTGGTTAGGAGAAGTTATCGATAATGTCGATCCTCTTAAACTAGGTAGATGTAAGGTTAAGGTCCTGGGTAAATATGATAATTTACCGGATGATGCTATTCCATGGGCAACTCCTATGAATAGAAATGCAGTAGGTTCACATCATGTTCCAAGAATAGGGGATATAGTTTCAGCTAGATTTGATAATGGAAATTTATATCATCCTGAATATTGGTTTCAAATAGAGCAGAATCTTTTTCTTAAAGAAGATATTTTAGATGGTGCAGGCAATGCTGAAAATGTAATCAGTTTAGTGTATGATGCTGAAAGAAACGTAAGAATTTATCACTCAGAAGAAGATGGTCTTGTAATTACCAGAGGATTTGGCGCAAAAGAAAGACCTATAATTCAAATCGACGAAGTAGGTGATATTAAAATTTCTACGGACGATAGAATATTCATAGATTCAGGAGACGTATATTTAAGTAATACAGGTGAAAGTGGAGAAGATACTTCAGAACCCGCTGTAAGGGGTAAATCACTAGAAGCATGGTTAGACGAGTATTTAACTCTTTTTGAAAACCATATACATCCAACCGGAGTTGGTCCATCAGGAACTGCGGTTTCATTACCTCCTACCCCATCGGGTGTTGCATCTTTGAAAAGTAAACACCCTGATTATCAACAAGAAAATAAATAAGAATGGCTGCAGATTGGACTAATTTTATTAGTGAAGTAGAAGGATTTCTTTTAAGCGCACCTACTGCCCCACCGACTAGTGCCGCAGAATTCGGTAAATTATTAGCCACACAATATACGATTGATGTTAAAAAAGGTTCTGGTCCTAATGCAACGTGTATTCCAGGAATGGCACCTCATGAATCATCACCCGGGGAGAGTGCATTCATAGCAAGCTATGAACATTGGTTCACTGACCTTTTTGAAAAAGGAGAACCTGTCATGGAAACACCAGACACCGAAGAAAAGAAAATAGGAATTGCAACATGGTTGGCGAGTGCAGCTGGCGCAGCTTCCAGGTTAAGTATTGCAGGAAAAGACAATGATCCTGAATATAATAAACTAGAAGGTGAAATTTCAGGAGGTATACAATACGAGCCAACTGAAGAGCTTGACAAGTATCTGGAAGAGTTTAAGGATGACGAAGCAGAAAACCTATATAGATTTAAATTCTTCGAGTTTCATCGCTTAGATGGTAAAGAAACCGGCGATGAATTAGCTAGAATATTTGCAACAAGATTATTAATGCAATTTGAGGATATTTCTGACGGAGATAAAAGATGGGATTTTTGGCACTGGGCGACTTGGATGGGAACTAATGAAATTAGAAGCAATTCCACAGCTGGGGTTGGCGGTTCAGGATTTAGTAATCAAGACATTCAGCAGATGAACAATAACAGGAAGGCAGCCATATCTACACTAAAGGGATTAGACTGGGGTTGGCAATCATTTAAATCTTCCTCGGGTGTTTCAATAAATAATAATAATAGAAATTATGATGGTGAATTTCATCTACTAGTTTCTAAATATGTAATTGATGAAATAAAGAAGTGCCATCCAACTGTAGATAGCGATGGAAAGTTTTTATACAGTGAGGAAACCGCATTAAAGAAAGATTCTATACAAGCTATTAAATATCCATGGCCCTTTGATACTACATTACCCGTAGGATATGAAGAAATGGAACCTGCCGAAAAATTAAAAGTAAGATATCCATTTAAATTAACTAATTTAAAAATACAGGAGCCTTTTGATGAAAATAATAAAATGCCACCTGCATTAACTCAGTATGTTATTACAGAATTTACATGGAACGGTAAACAAGACTATGGTTTTAAAAAAAATAAAGTTAAACCCGTTTTTCTAGAAGATGAATTAAGAAAAAAATGGCAAGGATGTCCTCTTACTGAAAACGACGAAACACAGGATTCTATTGTGAATATAGATATGTCTAAAACGGGAACTTTAGCTAAGCAAATTAGAAATACTTTAATAGTAGAAATGGGAATTGAAGCTGCAATGTTAGCAGAAGGTGGAAGTAAAGATGATCCATATAAAGAACTTGCAAAGGCAACTCTTAAATATTGGAAAGATGCAACAATACAGCCATTTGCAACTGATCCCCCGACACCACCATGTTTATCTGTTCCTCCTTTAGGCGGAAAATACATAGGAGTTAGTTACGGAAATCAAAGGAAATTAGCAGATAATTTAAGAAGAGCTCTTAATTCAGGTAAAGATTATGGATTAGATAGGGAAGGTGCAGCCAATGCAGTGGCTAAAGCACTTGCATATTCTTATTTTACGCATCTTAGTGAAATGAAATTTATTTATATGGGTGGTATACCAGTTCCTACTGTTCCTTACGTTCCAATGATAGGATTTGACGCCACCGTAATTTGATATATAACTAGTAAAACATACATTAACCCTTTTAAAAAACAAAGTAAATGTCAACAAAGACAACTCAAAAACAAAAGAGACCAAGACTCTCGACAACTACACAGCTTACAGAAGCTAACCAAGAAACAGAAGTTAAAGTAGAAACTTCATTAAACGCCGCAACCCCGGAAAAACCAACTCCCGGTCCAGATACAAATTATATGGATGAAAACGGAGAATTCATGTGGGACCAATATGAGGCAACATGTGTAACTAAGCTTAGGAAACCCAATCCACATATTAAAACACCTAAAGGTGTAAAGGTATATAGCAGAGAATCATACGCCCAAGAACTATTTGACCTAATGGAAGGTCATTCACTAACTTCAAATACTTTATATTCTTTACAATTAGGAGCTAGCTATACTGGAAAGGTGTATGCAGTTGATTCCGAATGGGCATCAATTGATGTAGGATATAGAGAATTAATCTATGTAGATTTATCAAGAGAAACTACAGAAGTAAGAGAACTTCTAAAACAAGGAGTTGAAGTCGATGTTCAATTGATCGCCGATACTTCAATGAATGTCAAGAAATATATGATAGGTTCTGTGACTGAAGGTCTTAAGACTAAAGTTATTAAAGAAATCGTAGCATCTATTGACGATGGAAATACAGCATATAGTGGTATTGTTTCTAAAATGATTCCAGGTGGAGGATATATTGTTCAAGTTCAAGGAATTGATTGCTTTATGCCAGGTTCTTTAGCTGGTGTAAATAAATTGCATGACTTTGAATCAATCATCGACACGGAAATGTATGTAGTACCTGTAAGTTATTCGGAAGAAAAAGGAACTGTGGTAGTTTCACATAGAGCATATTTAAGAGCTCTTATTCCTAATACACTCAAAACAATACAAGAAGATATTACAGTTGAAAGAACAGGTCACGTTACTGGTTCTGCAAAATACGGCGTATTCGTTGAGTTTGAAGGATGTTTAACTGGTATGATTCACGTTAACGACTTAGATACTGAAACTTCAAAGGCACATAGAGATAGATCTTTAGAGCCAGGAACAGAGATTAAATTCTATGTTAAAGAAGTTATTAATGAAAGAAAAATTACACTTGTTCAAGGTTCTCCTGCTGAAAAGAAAGTAGATCCATGGGAAGGTATTTCTTCAAGATATACTAAGAAAACTGAAGTGGTAGGAAAGGTAAAATCTACTAAAGACTATGGTTTATTTGTAGAAATAGAAGAAGGTGTAGTAGGACTCTTACATGTATCTGAATTCCCTGAAAACATAGATATTAAAGACATATCAAAAGGTGCAGATATTACTGTTCAAGTGATCAGAGTTGAAGAAGACACTAGAAAAGTATTCCTTAAACTATAATCAAATCTATAATTTAGTTGAAAGAGCCCGATCACTCGGGCTTTTTCACGTTATAGTGTATCTAACAGAGATATATAAACCAACTTAAGTTATATAATTACGTAAATGAATAATATTAATAATTCAGACATATTAAAGAATGCACTGGTAGGTGTTGAATTTGAATTTTATTCTAACAAGGATATCGATACGACTGCTAAAGAGTTAGCGGGTCTTTTAGGTAAAAAGATTAGAGTAGAAGCAAAGGCGCATAGTGATTTTGAAGTTACAAGAGATGAGTTTAAAATTGAACCTGATATGTCAGGTGGTGAAAAACTAATGGAACTCGTAACAGGCGCACAGCCGTATTATGCTGCAAGGATGATGATTATTAAAGTATGTAAATGGATAGAAGAAAATGGATATACGAATGATAGAAGTTCTATTCACTTAAACCTTTCTTTCGATACAGATAAAATAGAAAATAAACATAGAATATCTAAGATGAATGTTCTTAAATTTATTTTAGATTTTAAAGAAAGTCAAGTCTTTAAGTTTTTTCCTGAAAGAAAAGATTCTGCATACGCAAAATCAATTAAATTCGTTTTACCTAAGTCAGATACTTATTTCTATGATGGATTAAATATTACTCCTAGTAATTTCATATATCCTGATTCTAAATATTACGGAATTAACTTTGAAAAAAGACATAAGAATTATTTAGAATTTAGATATCTCGGTGGAAAAGATTGGGAAAAGAAAACTTCTAAGATTCTACAAATGCTAGATCTTTTTATAACTCAACTATGGAATAGCACGGGTAATGTTCAATTTAACAATCTTAATTCAATAGAGCTTAGAAAAATTCTTGCTAAGAATGAAAGAGTTATAAAGGCTAGAAAAGATTGGAAAACCATTAATACAGGTTGGAATCAAGATGTTAAATTAACGGTTGATTTAAATGACAATGAAAAGATAATAGATTTACACTGGCCTAATATTAGAGAAAGAGTTCTTAGATTATTTACACATGGTGAATTAACAAAAGGGCATATTAACTATGATGCCGACAATGGTGTAATTCAAGTTGATCATGGTAACTTATCATATTGTGTAGAATTAGAAGGATATGAATTTGTAAGATGTTCTTTGAGAGGAGAATTCACAAATTGTGATTTCTTCGGATGTGACATAAATGGATCTGACATACATACGTGTAATTTCTATCAATCTACACAGGTTAATTCATCTAAATTAGAAAGTTCATACGTTCACCAGTCTTGTGTATTAAAAGACTGTTACATATACGGAAATGGAATAATGAAAGGGACGATGCAAGGAGGTATATTTAGAGACGGTAAATACGATAAAAGAACTGCAAAGTTTGACAACACTGAAAAAATACTTTATACGGAAGTTTAAAAATAACTAAAACAAAATGAGTGATAATATAATAGGTAATAATAGCCACTTAGATAAACCTACATGGGATGATAATAAATGCTTTAACGACTTTGTAAATGAGTTGGCATCGGAAGTAACAGGGTCTTGTATGATTCCTATGAATCTTCCAAAATCAGAAGTAGAGAATATTGTCAAGAGAGCAAAGAAATGGTTCTATAAAAATTACGAGTATTCGATGAAAGAAAACTTTATGGTTTTACCTAAAGAACTTTTTAAGTCTAATCTTTTTAAATCTAGAAGATGCTTTACTCTTCCAAAGATGGATCCAGTTACAGGTGGTGGAGAAGTTTATTCAGTATATGGATGTTTTGAAACTGGATCAAAGTATGCAGGTGGAACAGATATTAGATTTTCACAAGGTGATTTTGCTATCGAAAGAATGATGTATACTGGAATGTTCAGTGGAGATGGTGTAGTAGATGCCGCAGAGAACCTTCAATATTATGTGGTTAATGAAAGTTTCTTTGATATGGCTAGACAAATTCTAGAAAACCCCATTGGCTATCACTATAACCAACTAACACATGAGATTAAATTTACTGGAGAAACCCCTAACAGAGATATTATATTAGAAGTATATGAAACAATTCCAGAGTGTGCATTATTTGAAGATGAAGCATTCTTTAGATATTGTGCTGCAAAGATTAAAATTTCATTAGGACAAAAGTTAAGTATATTTGGTTTTGCTTTACCTGGAAATATTGAAGTCAATGCAGACGCAATTCAGGGTTTAGGTGAAGGAGAACTGGAAGCAGTGATTGAAGAAATAAAAACAGATGAAGGCACCGATTGGATGATGCATTCTTAATAGAATATATAGTTAAATGGAGTTTTATATAAAAGCAAAAGGAGATCCTGGATTCGATCCAAGCAAATTAGAAATTAGTTCTGAATTAGCTAGGTTGATGACGCAGATAGAAACTGTTCTTTTTACGAGAAGAGGAGATGTTTTAGGTGATCCTGAATTCGGAGCTAATTTAGAAGACTATGTATATTCATTAAGTTATAATGACTATTTATTAAAAAAAGTAGTTGCAGAACAGATTTATAAATATGTTCCTTTAGCTAGAAAATTTAACGTAACTGTTGATGTTGATTTCACAAAAGAAGTTGACAGACATGCAGTGTTTGTAGATATAAGAATTGATAATAGATATCAACTTGGAGTTTACGTATAATAAAACTAAAAATAAAAATGGCAGATAATAAATTTTTATCAACTTCCAGAATAAAAGCTGGAGAAATGATTGACGACATTAGATCCTATATTACTAGGATATATGGCGAGGTAGAAGGTGCATTTACAACAGCCTCTCCGTTTTCACAAATCCTAGACGTTATTTCAGAAATAGGAAGATTAATATTCTTCTACATTGAAGATTCTACAGTAGAGCAAAATATTCTTACAGCTCAAAACCCAGAATCAATATATGGACTCTCAAGATTAGCAGGACATGATTCATTTAGAGGAGCTGCCGCTTCAGGTGAATTAAAGCTTAGATTAGGAGTGCAGGGTTTAGATGATATTGCTGGTGATGCTTTAAACATTCCATCCAATGCTATTATAGAATGCAAAGACAACGGTCTTAAATACACCCTGAGAACAAGTAATGATCAATTTAGATTAGAAAAATCAAACGCAAATTATATTTATATTCCTGTAATTCAGGGAGAATATGAATCTCAAACATTAACCTCAACTGGAGAATCTTTTCAATCCTTTAATGTAATAACTAAAAGCATGATAGACCATGGACAGATTAGAGTAAAGGTTAATTCTAATTTATGGACTAAATATGATTCTTTATATGATATGAAAAAGGGAACTGAAGGTTATTTAGTAAAAACAGGAATTACAGGTGGATTAGATCTTTATTTCGGTAATGGTTCATTTGGTGACATTCCTCCAACAGGTGCATCGATTGAAATCGAATATTTAAAAATAGGAGGTGCTATGGGTAATTTAAACGGTAGAGCTGATTTATCGTTTGAATTCAAAACTGAAGGAACAGATTCATTAGGAAATACGCATGATCTAAATGAATTATTAGAATCTGAATTTACAGTTGCACCTAAAATGGGAGCAAATCCAGAAGATATTGAATTAACAAAGTTAATTGCCCCATTACAGTCACATTCATTTGTATTAGCAACTCCTGATAACTATGAGCACTTTCTTTCAAGATATGGTATGTTTTCTTATTTAGATGCATATAACACTACAGATGATGGATATTTAGACGATGATAATGTTATCTATCTGTTCATGTTGCCTAATACTCTTAAAAAATTACAAAACAATAAAGATTATTTTAGCTTAGATAATTCTGAATTCTTTTTTACTGAAATAGAAAAAGAAGGAATTATGGGATTATTAGAAAAATCAGGAAGACAGATGGTAACAACTGAAATTAAAATAGTAGATCCTTCCCCACAATATTTTAGAATGGATATTAAAGTAAGATACTTTGAAGGATATACAAAGGCTAATCTTGCTACTGAAATTAGATCTAAAATAGCAGAATACCTAATTAACATTACAAGAAGAGATAGATTACCAAAATCTGATATTGTCGCTATTGTTGAATCAATTGAAGGTATTGATTCCGTTAACGTTAAATTCACTTCTGAAAAAGAAGAAACGGCTAGAAGATTAGGATATTATACTTCTAAAACAGTAACGGTAACTCCTTCTACCCCAATCTTAGAAGATATAGGTAATGGAAAACAAAAAATGGTTTTCTTTAAAAGAACAGTAACTGAAAGGCAAATTAATTTTGAACCCAATGCACCTCTTCCAGAGAATGTAATTAATTTAGATTCATTTGGAGATATAATTTTAGAAAAAGAAGAAGTTGCATTATTTAGAGGTGGCTGGTTAGATCAAAATGGAAACATGGTGGATGATTCAGTAAAGACTGGAGAAAAAGCAGCTCTTTCAATTTACTTTGATGAACCAGCTGTGAAAAATAGCATATTCGCTAAAGTTCAGGCTAAAAATAGAAAAGCTATATAATGAGTATTTTTAGTAACCTTTTTAAAAGTAGAAAAAAGAGATTATATTCTATCAGGGAAAATGCATTTGACGATAGAAAAAATTTAGGTAATGATTATAGAAGTAATATTTTGAAAAACTCAATTTCTTCTCATATTTGGAGAAATAATCAAATGAACGACTTTGTTAATCTTATTCAAGATACAATCGCCGATTGGGTAGATTCTGTAAACTATTTAAAAATTTACAAATCTTACACCATGAAAAAAGATGATAAAAAAATTAGATAATAATGCCATATCAAAATCTTAGATTCTTTGATAATAGTTCTAACGAATTAAATTTAACGTATGATTCTACTTTAGAATATTCTACGGGTACTATATTTCTACCTGAAATATCGACAGGCCTATATGAAACGATAAATTTATATGTTCTAGAAGAAGTAAGGGATGAATTAGATAATCAAAGATTTGTACATCCTATATCAGTCGATGCTAATACTAATACTTTAAGATTTGAATTTGTTTCAGGCTATGGAGATAGTAATGATATTTTTCTTTATAGTGGAACAATGAAGAACGGAGACTACGAAGTAGTTGTAGATTCTTCTCAGGTTTCTAAAATGAGAGACAACAGTCACTACACTTCAATTGACTCTGATGGTTTTAAAATAGTTCCTTTAAACGCAGCGGCATTGAATGTACAAGCATGCATCGCCAATATAGCATTAAGTTCAGATAAAGAAGGTTTTCATATTAGAACATTAAATGTATATGCGACCGAAGATGGTAATGAAGTAAAGGTTGCAGAAATTAAAGTTTATGGTGAAGTAGTTGCTGAAGATGAAAGACTAAAAAGTCTTTTAACTAACATGGCATTAAATCTAGACGAAATGGATTATTTGATATTTAGAGATTCTGATATTAAAGACCTTGGTGTAGATTATAAACTATTAAATAGAAAAAGAAAAGAACTTTTATTACAGGCTTCTACTATTAAACCCTTTATAGGAACATATAAAGCCCTATTAGGTGTTATTGATTTCTTTGGATATAGTAATGTAAGTCTTAGAGAGTATTGGTTAAACATAAACGAACAATCTGAAGGATTTGGAAAAATGATGGTGGTTCCTGTTGCTAATCAAACTGAAGTAGGTTTCTTAGCAAAAAAGAGTAGAAATAAGAACCTTCCTAATTCTAATCAAAAGAAAACTTCTAGATTTTCATTAGCATACCGATTAAACGTTCCTACTGGAAAATTAAATGAATTTGATTTACCAGAAGTAGAGGAAATTACAGATTTTTCGCCGGATGAAATCTTAATAAAATTATATGCTTTAAAGCGTAAACTACAGAAAGAATATTTACCGCTTAACGCAAAGATCGTAGATATCACAGCAGAGGGTGATTACTTTGACGGAGTAAATCAGAGAGTTTGGAATAATCAACACCAAATACACGCACAGTATGCTGGACAAGACGTACATTATGATATATTTCCAGATGCTAAATCAATTTATATAGAAGATCTTAGGAAAGTAGATTATAGACTAGAAGGTCGTAATCAAAAGATAGAAGTTTTTAATAAAACAGAAAGAAATGAATTAGAAGATTCTATTAGATCTTTCTATACAGATTGGCACGATGAAGATATGTCTTCACATAATACCATTGCAGGAATTCCAATAGGAGCTCCTATTATTTTAACTGGAACTTCACTTAAAGATACATGGGATGATGCAGACTTTACTTTCATAGATGCAAACGATACTGACGATGATGCTAATATTTTACATTCTCCACCCGGACAACCTCCATATACCACTTTACAAGATCCTTATTTAACATGGGATGATTGGTGGAAAAGAAGTGTATATGAAATTGAATGGATAATTAAAGGTCCTAGAGGCTACTTTAAAACTATCAGAGGATCTATTGACAATTGGTATACACTACCAATAATACTTCCATACATCGGTGAGTACACTATTGATGTTGCTTTTTGGGATTTATATAACATAAGAAGTATTAGTCACAATGAAAAGATAACAGTTAAATCTAAGAATGTTGAAGTATATGGAATGTATCAGAAACTCACGCCTGAATTAGATTGGGCTAATTATAAATATCAATGGGATGAAGCAGGTTCTTCATGGGAATGGGGTAGAGAAAACCTAAACACTGTTGAAGAAAGTATTGCTACATATTATCTAACTCTCGATAGAGCTAATTATTTACACGAAGATGAAGATGGTAAAGAATTCTCAATGGTAAGAAGATTTGCAGATTCTACAACTCCAACTGGATTTAATGAAACGACAGGGCCTTATCAATGGAAATCATTAAGAAAACATGTATGGAATGATGGTCCCGAAATATGCTGGGATCAAACTAGGGTTGGACCAGATTTAAATTCTTCTTTTAAATTAGAATTAAACGGCGCTAATAATGGAACTATTTCTGTTTCACAATTAGATCCTTTTACAGATTTAGAAATAATAGAAGAATATACACCTGTTGCAACATATCCTACGTCTAATACTGATTTTGCGGCTTGGGAAAGCTTAAAGGATGAATTGAATAATTTGAATCCTAACCAATGGCCTATTTTTACTAAATTCAATTGGAATCCGATATATAAAGATACTGATGGAAATATAGTAAATAATTTTGATGGAGCAGATGTATGTAATTATATGCTCGTAGTTTCTAAACAACCCAATCAAGTATATGATTTTTACAATGCTACGACTAGCACTGGAATCATAGATCCAGATAGTTTTGTTAAATACCAAGCATACAATCCTAGCTTCAATGATTCTTATATAATAGACGATCACGGTACTATTAATCTATTAAATCACATGACATTTTCATATGACCTGACTAAAATGCCGGGCATAATAAAACAGAAATGGAGATTGATAAATAATAGTGTAAAAAAAGAAGATATATATTATGATAATCAGTGGCTGACATACTTATTTGACACTAAGGGAGAGTACAGTATTGAGCTTGAATTAACTGATTTGAACGGAAATAAAAACATAACAAGAAAAAACATCTTAACAATTAAATAAAATGGCAAGTATTACAACAATTTTAGGAACGCATTCTCTTTCTTCTTCGAGACTTACTATCAATAATAATTTTGATAACGTAAATGAAGAATTAGGATTAATCGCAAATGTTCTAGACACGACAAGTTCTACGTTATCTTTAACTGGAGCTATTACGGCAGGCACACTGTCCTTAAACACAGGTACTTTAAATACTTTTAACGTAACTGCATCTTCATTAGAGGCAGGCGTTGAAGCTACGTTTAAAGAAAATGTAATTTTAGAAAAAGCACTCCAGTTTACAGTGGCTCCTACTGCTACTTTTCCAGCAGGAACAGTTACTCCTACACTAGGAGCTTATATTTACACTGGTTCAGCTGATGTAGAATTAGGACCTTCAGCAGATGGACAAATTTTAACTATTATTGCATCGACTGCATTTCAAATGCAAGGTACAGGTTTAGACAATATAAATGGCGCTGATACCTCAATAGATGTTTTACAGAACGGTAGTATCAGTTTTATAGGAAGTACGGACGGCACTTGGTGGATTACAGGTTCACATAAAGCCACAATTTCATAATATAAAAATAAAACAGTTAATTAGATGGCTACACCATTAATAAGGATTCCACAAGAACAAGGAGGTACGATGTATGCATTTGCTAATGCAGCAAGGGATTTGACACGCGCTTATTATAATCCGGATATTAACTTTGAATTTTCTAAATTTGCATTACTAGACTTGCCAGTATATGCTGATTTTATTCAAAGTGATCCGACTGATCTATCAGAGGGTCCTAATTATATCAAGTATGATAGACTATTTGAAGGAGGTGGCGGTTCTAATGCTAGTTCTTATAATGATTCGTTACATGATGGTAATGGTAACGTACATTTTGCACAAACTTTTCAAAGTTATGCTCTTAATTTAGAGAACATGCTTCTTAACCCAGAGGTTAATGATGATTTTGATGATGTTTTATTTCAAAGTGATGCTGAAAAAATATTCTTTAAATACTTATATCACATCAATGCGATAAGAGTAAGAACTGCAACTTCACAAGAAGTTTCAACAGGATATTCTAGAATGATAGAGCTAGATGATTCTACTCAAGCCGGTTCTGAATATAGTCAAGTTATAAAATACATTGGAAATATTGATGTAACTAACGATAAAAATTATAAAGGGCAACAGTACAACGAAATATTTGTTAACGTTCCTTCTTCTGTAGGATATACTCCTGAAGTTTTATTAGAAACATCTAAGTTTAATACTAATAATATTAAGTTTGTACCTGGTGCTGAAATTGAAGGAAGAACAAATGATGATACTCACCCAGATCCTTTTTTAAATGTAGAATCTTATGCTGATCAAGCTGACGGAACTTATAATACTGACGAAAATGAAGTTCCAACATTTGGAATTGATTTTAATTCAAGCGCCTACTCTAAAATAATAAATGATCCTAAATTAGATTCAATATTAGATTATTCTAAAAGAGGTGGAGATTTTAGATTCAATGCTATCCTAGTGTATTATGACATATATTCAAAGTCTAACATTGGAAATAAAGCAACAAACCTATACGGTATAATATTATTAGATAACTGGAAAGAAGATACTTCAAATGATGGATGGTATATTCCAGAATTAACTAAGTATAAGCCGAATGAAGTTACCGGTCTTAATGGTAATGCATTTGCACTTAAATTAAATCTTAAATTTAATTCAGCGCTAGATAATGTTGGGATAGAAAAGAATGTTAATGATTATTCTACTTTCTCAATGGACATTTTCTTAGACACAACAAGTGCCTTAGAAAACGCGGTTCAATTATTAAGAGATGCTAATACTAGATACAATGATATTTCTAAGAAAGTTGAAATGTTAGAAAGTTTCTTTTTAAGTTCTGAAAACTTACAAGGAATATCTAAGAGACTAGACCATATAGAACAGGATGTTGAAAATGCTACTATTAATTTTCAAGATGAAAGAAGTCTTTTAGATCTAATAACAAATACCAACTCTAGATTAAATCAGGTTATTTCTGGTGTAATTCCAACAGAGATACAATATAATACAGATGTTTTAGAGTCAGGTAACCCAGGAGTGTCTATTGATAAATCAAACAATGGTAAAGTTAAAATCAGTTGTGTTAATTATGGCTATTCTTTAGGACAAGCTTATGTATATGATACTGTAACTTCTACTAATGAAAGAGAATTATCTGCTGATTCTATGTTTTTACCAGATGAAGCTGGAACAAAGGCGGTATGGCAAAGACTTAAAGAATTTGACAACTTAGTTATGGTCTATACAGATCAGGCACAGGACTTTGATTCTAATCTAAATATATACTTAGATGATACAATAACAAGTTGGAAAAAAGGCCAAGTAGTTAGAGTAACTTTTAAAAATAAAATAAAAAACTTATCAACACATTACATAACACTGTGGACTGATAAGAGTAATGGATGGTCGCAAAAACTTTCTATTTCTTTATCGGACTTATTATCTAATAAACCATATATCGAAATAGTATGTGTAGATCCAGTAAATAAAACGTTTGAATACGATATCTTAAGATAATATGAGCGCTAGCAATTCTATATCACATTTACTCGAACAGTTTCTAGAATTAAACACTAATTCACTAGAAACTTTCGAACGTATCAATGAGGCTATTTCAACCGATAAAGAAACGGTTACAATAGATTTATTCGATAATCGCACAGGAGAAATGACTGCAATTCAAATTCCAGCATTTGGATTTTTGAAAAGAGAAATTGAAAGAATTGATAAGAACATAACTGCGATTAGTGGTTTAGATACTTCCAGTGCAAATGTAAAACTTAAAGATGGTTCTTATAGAAGAATACATACTTCTAAATTAAAAGGTCCTTCTTTACCTATAAAGTCGTTAGCAACTCCAAAAGAATTTAATACACAACTAAACGATTTCTTTGAAGATTTCTTAAATCCTTTATTAACTATTAGTTTAGATGTTAAAGGACAAATTCCAGTAGATACTGAAAGAGTTTATACTGAAAGAGTTATATTTGATCATGAAGACTTGTCTTCCACTGAATCCTTTGATGAAATTTTTAAAGGTCAGAATGATGTCAATTATTCTAAATTTATTTCTAAAATAAAAGAAGATGGTTTAAAATATAGAATAGATGCAGAGACGGTAGATATGCCAGTAAGATCTATTCAGTATAATGGCCAGTTAGACGTATTAAAAGTAGAAAATGTTCAGAAAACATCTCTAATAGACGGGACTAGTCAAACTAAAACCGTAAAAGTATATACTCTAAATAAATTAACATATTCGGACTCTAATAAAGACATGAAAGATACTGAAACTCTAAAAATTGGAGATTCATTGGTAGTAAACACGTCTGAATATAACACAAGATATAGAGTAACCTCTATTGATTCTTCAACAACACAAGTTGAATTGTCACTTTTAGAAGGTTATTCACCGATTAAAATAGGAGCGAATGCTCTCGCTATTTATAAAGATATTGATGCTTCTGTTTCTATAGAAGTTAAAGTTGGATTTAATGAAAGACAAGTAGTTTTTGTTAAACCAATAGATCCTATCTCTAAACTACCAGCTACTGATTTCTCACCAGGTGTTGCATTCTTTTCGAATGAACTTACTATTCAAAATGAAGATGGTATAGTTACTACACTTGCTAAATACTATAAAGAAGAAGTTGCTGATTTTGGTCAATTTATTAAAGCACTTAAGGTTGATTACATTCCACCTGCATCAGAAGGTCTTATCCCAGATGCACCAATCGTAGAAGTAGATAACTTTAAAGTAACACAAATTAATAAACACCTTACTCAAAACGCTAGCGTTGAACAAGTAAAAAAGATCAAATCTGATAAAGTTAAAGCTAAAGAAGTTATTAAAAAGCTTGACACTACAATTAGAAAGAAAAGAAAATTAATTGCTACTAAAAAGTTCTCATCTAAAATAGAAAGAAATAGAGAGAAAAATGAATTAGCTTCTATCATTAGAGAAAAGGCTGCTGAAACTAAAGTATTCTCTTCAAGCGTTGGACAGATTAAAGCGATTGCTGAATCAAATGAATTACCTAAAGTTAATCCTAAATATAGGGTAAGAGGCTTTTGGTCTATTCCGGAGCCAAAGAAAGTTGGTGATGAAATTTCACAAGAAGTAGTTCAGTTTATTGCTAGATATAGATACGTTTCCTCAACGGGTAAAACATCTGTAATAGAGCAAATCAAATTTAATAAAAAAACTGCTGCATTTTCAAACTGGGTCGAAGTTAAAGGTCCTATTAGAAAAAGAGAAAAGCAAGCAGATGGTGGATATAGATGGATTCTAGAATCTGAAGAAGATTCACAGGCTATTAATTTTAACTCAATAGATTTATCTATTCAGCCTGGTGAAAAAATAGAAATGATGATTAAATCTGTTTCTGAAGCAGGTTTCCCACAAACCCCAGTAGAGTCAGAATGGTCAGATATTATTACTATTCCTTTTCCTGAAGGAGAAATATCTACAGACGGAGCAAATAGCCTAGTAAACCAAAATGATTTAGATAATGTTAAGGTTGAAATAAATGATGATTTAGAATCACAAGGATTATTTACACACCTTGATAGTGGATTTACGGCAGGAGATACTTATTATGCCCATGCCGCAGAATCACTAGCATCTGGTTTTTTAACAGGAGAACAGAATCCTATTAGCGTATATGATAAATTATTGGAATTACAGAATCAATTAGAAAGACTACAAGCTAAGGTTGAAGGTGCCGTTGGAGAATTACAAATTAAAATTATTGACGAAGAAGGTGAAGTAACGCTAGTTAAAAATAATTCAACTGCTAAAATATTCGCAGGATATTATGTAGATGAAAAACCAGATGATGAAACTAAAGGATATATTGTTACTAAAAATTATAGAGTAGAACTTCATAATACTAAGGCATCTGATCTAGAATTATGTGCAAGAATTAATGGAAATCTTAAACAACCTGCTTATGTTTCTTCATCACAACAAGAATATGGCCTAGGTATTATTAATTTAGAAACTGGTAATAAACAACCAACTGGAACTACAACACCTGATGTTAAAATAGCAAATGATACATATTATATGACAGAGGCTCAGTATGATTTAGTCCCTGTTGTTTATCAAAATCTTACAGGTGATGGAAATTCATACAATCATTTTTCTGTTGCGCCAGACCAATCATCTCAATTAAATGGACAGTTTATTTATTCTAGATTTAGAAATATAGCTAATAACGCTGATCTTTATTCGATTATAGATCCTGATACTGACTTGTCTAGGGATTCAAACTTAACAGGAGTAAGTAGCGCAGAATATGGATTAACATTTGCAACAGTCACGAATTCTGGAATTGGATCAATTTCTGATAGAACTCATTTAAGAGATTTTACAGACTTTAAAATACAACCACATCAAGATTTACCTAGTAATTTAAACGGAGCTGGTGATTTTATATGGAATGGAACATGGAATAATAATGGACAGGGTGTGCAGAATGAAGATGAAAACGGATTCCAATCTGATCCGAACGTTCCTGAAGCTATTCTTCCGAACTCAGCTGATACAGTTTCTGTTTCTCAAATAACGGCTGCTAAGTATGATTCAGGTCTTTTTCTTCATAAATCACACCCGCTACTTCAGTCTGACATAGGTTTAAATACAAAGGATATAGTTTCAACGGGAATTGTATCGATGCCGAAATATGCTATTAAAAGATCTAACGATAAGAATGGAAAAATTCAAACAGCATATCAACCGCTGACAATTACATTTAGAAGTGACGGTGAATCTGGACCAATAGATGAACAAGGTAATGTAATTGGTAAAAAGTCTTTAAAAAACTCATTTACGGAAGATGATCAATTTTTATTAGGTGGTCTTTCATGTGGTTCTTTCTTATACCTTTCACCTATAAACCAAACTAGTCTATCGGTAGATGGACCTAACAAGTATGGTAAAAAATTAATTGAAGGTGGAAGTCAAAATGCAGTGTCAGTTGATATGGTATTCCAATATAGAATGACAGATTATTTTGGAGAGAGTGAAACCGGTAAAGGTAGAGTTGCTGGAATATATGGAAATGCATTTACCAATTTAACATATTCAAAGAAAATAGGGCTAGACATCATAGATTCTTATAAAACTGAATTTAGCTTCGATGTAGAAGTTTACGCTAAATATAGAGCAGTTGGAACAAATAAAAATAGTATCAACAAAGTGATGCTGAGTAATTATAGAAACTCCCTTGGTTCCGGAAACTGGTGGTGGAATAGAAGAAGATTCTTCAGTGGATATAATGATTTTAGTTCATCTAGATTATACGATTTCGATGCTCGTCCATATAGGTAATATCTCGCTGTAACTAAGCAAGATATATACTCTAACAAAAATAGAGTCTATTTATAAATGGCGATAACGATTAACACACAAGCAGAAGGTATTTCGTATAAGGATAAGTCCTTTGCCCTATTAAGAACTAACCCCAAGTTAACTTCTAATGTCAAATTAATTACTGACGAAGAGGGAGATATCTATTTAAGCTCAATCAAGGCAAATAGAACTCTATCGCAGTATGAATATCAGAAATATCCTATTTCTAGTTCAGGTGAATATTGTAGGGACGTTGCTCAGTTTTACGGAAGATTAAGTAAAGATGAAAGATATCAGGTCGGTAGGGAATTTACAGATCTAAGTGTTTCTAAAGACTATTCTACACAATATGAAAACCTATATAATTACGGAGCTTCATTCAATTATACAAAGGCCTATGACGAGCAATATAGAATATTTGCTCCAATATGGTTAGAAGAAAGTGTTCCTGAAAAATTTATAATTTATAGAATTAAAGATGTAGATTTTAAAGAAAAATCTTTAGAAGATGATCCTAGTCAAAATTCTAGAATTCAAGAAATGTTATCTAATGCGACTTTAATAAAATCGTATGATATGACTAATAACTCTAAGCTAGGGAGATATCTAAATAGTCACGTATCTAATCCCTTAATTCCTAAGTCGCATATTGATTTTAATTTTGAACTGGATGATCCTACTTCCTTTAACGGAATAGACGTAATGTTAGGTGGCTTTGTTGAAAAGTCAGATTATATAGATGATGATTACGTTAAAGAAGACCTTCCCGAAATTTTAGCTAATAATACATTAACAACTAGCTTTGAAAGAAACGGAATTGTTTCTCACAATATAATTAATTTAGAATTTTTATTTGACGATAATGAAGCCGACGACTATAATGTTTATAGATATTTTGGAATTTTCGTAGATGAACATCAAGAAGGAACTGTAGTTGTCAATTCTGTAAATTCAATAGGACACTTAAATTTAGATATAAGCAATTCATCGTCTGACGAATTAGATAAATTACCATCTATAAAGGATTACACCCAGCCGATTCTTGGATGGGTAAAAGATATTAATAATAAATATCATAACGTTTTAAATAGATTTAGAAAGACTAGAATAGAAAAAAACCAAATACTAACATCATATAATGGAGACTCTTCTATTTTTGTAAATAAAAAACAAACAGAGTTTAACACCCCCGTAATAAACAAAACACCATTTAATGGTTTTATAGAATTAAATATAATAGACCAGCCTTCTGATAATGATAAAGTATTTTTAGGAGACTTGCTCGAGATAAGTATTGAAAACTTTAATTTGGGTGATTTTGTTTTAATCGCAGACACTTCTCTTCCAATTGGAACATTTCAAGAAAATAGATATTCTGCAATAGGTAATACTTCTCAAATAGCAGCAGCACTTGCAGCGGCGATTAGAAATGCAGAAGTTATACCGTATAATGCTAGCTCTATAAAGAACAGGGTGATCATAGATGACTACTCACAGGGAAGGAATAAGAATACAACTGTATTTGGTATTAGTTCATCTAATCCGAACCCCTTTATCGATATGCAAAGTTCAACCGACGCAAATCTTGCATTTTCAAATAAGTATAACGACTTTATAAGTGAAGGTGGAACTGTTACGGGTGGATTGCAATTAGGAGACTATGAAATTTACACTATGATTGGTGGATGTTCTGTTAATCAGGGTGTATTAATATCCCCTAACGAAATAGGAAACCTACAGGTAGGGTATTTTATTAAAGAACTTAATAAGGATAACTATGTTAGGATTATAGAAATAATAAAAGATCCTTATTCAGAAAACTTTAGAGTTATTTTTCAAAAACCGGTGGTTTTTTCAATGGACAATGTGATTACAAGTTATGAAACCTATGATACTCCCTTTGGAAAGTTTTCAGCGTATGATTTCAAGGATTTTAATTTTGATTTCTACGATACTTCAAATTCTAAAATAGACTTTTTAGTTTTAGAGAGCATGCAATATAAGAATGATGAAGCTTCGTTTGGAGTAGCAAATGTTTCTTCCATTTACGTCCTCGAAGCCAATGACCAACCTTTTCCTGGAGCAGATCCTTATATATTAATACATGATATAGACGTTAGTGAATTTATTAAAAAAGGAGACTTTGTAAAGGTCGATACGGTAGGTAATCCTGGTGAACAGGAATGGACAGAGGTAAAAGATGTAATCTATACATCAATGGGTACGATGTTCTTTACTAAAATAATCACGAAGGATTTAGCATCTGCTAATTATTTTTTCAACCAGTCTAACGTTGCTGATATCTATGAAGATTTTATATTTAAACCGGGTCCTGGTAATAGTCAATTATTTAAGTTTAAATCTTTATCTAGTATTATTAGAGATGATATAGTTGAAAGTGATTTTATAGATACAGAAATCATTAATGAATATGATAGGTTAAAGGAGAACTCATTAAAGGAGACGAGTGTTAATTCAAGAGTCGTACCCACTATATGTAAATTTAATTTAAAAGATTCTACTAACTCTAGAAATTTATCATACATCCTAAACACCAATGAAGCATTCGGTGTAAATAATTTATCAGCTGATATTACTAAACTTTCAGAAAGATCAGCTGAAAAACTAAATATGGAACACTTCTATATACATAATATTCCTACATATTTATTAGAACCTAGCAGTATTCCATTACTTATGGATTATGTCTATGAAGGGTACGAAAAGCCTTATTCAGAATTAGTCGCAAATTTAAAAAGCACTGACTTTGATTATTTTTCAACTATATTAAACTATACAGGTGCTCATCAAAATGATAGCTCAGGTCTAGCGACAATTGAACCCGGTGAATGGGTTAATTCAACCCCACTTAAAATGTACACTAAAATGCAAGGTGGAGATTCTGTTAATTTTTCATCTACAGTTTTTAAAGGATTAAGATATATTTATAAAGATAGAACTGAATTTTTATCGACTAGCCCGATATCTTTTAAATCTTCGTCTGATGTAAATGATTTTAAAGTTGCAACAATACTTAACTATACTTCTAACGACGAAATAAACAACACGGGAGTAGATATAGAGGTTGTAAGAAATAATAAATTTAAAACTATTAGCATTCTTATAAATTTACAAGTTCCTACAAATGATATATCACAATTAGACAGATATTTGTTATATAATTTAAATGACCTTTTAAATGAAGGAGAAATACTTGATAGTAATATTAGAGGTTTCTTAGAGTTTGGAGGTAGCTCAGTAACAGTATGGAATACTGAAGATCCTGAAATTACAACGATAGTGGAAGCTTCGGTGCAATCAGTTGGCGAAAATACACCTAAATTTACACAAGACATTTTTAAAATAGATGAGCAATATTCATATATATTATTTGAAAGTGGAAATGAAACTTATTCTTTACAGGTTGTTTCGGTGATAGACGATTCACAAATAATAGTTAAAGGTCTTCCTTACCTATGGGTATTAAATCAGCAGACTGGAGAATATTATCAGGATTTAGATGTACCCTATGACGATCCAACTACGATTCCTAACATTATACCTCTTAAATATTATAACGGTGGTAAAAAGGCATGGGATAATGCATTACAAGACGTTTCTTCATTTGGATTTGCAGATAGAATTAATACACATAGAGATATAACGTATACTACTATTCTAGAGAATGGAGATATAGAGTCAGGTCAGTTTTGTTTAGAAATACAAAGCGGTGTTGAGTTTGTAAAAACCTCAATTTTAGACATAGAAATAGATGATGATAAACCTAAGGCATTTAAATTAAATAATGATAATATAGGTTATAATCTGGTTGCAAGAGAAGATGGTGGATATTACACTACTCTTAAAAGAATGAACGGTAGCTATGATCCTTTATTTAAAGATGTTGTAACTTTTTCATCTCCCTATGGCAATTATAAATTTAGAAATACCTTAGATTCTTTTAATGAAGAGCAAGAGAACAGGTTGAAAAAATACAACAGACTGATAGGAGTAAATTGTATGTTTAATTCTAATTTAGGAGTTGATGAAAATTACGGAATTATCAATAACTTTTTCTTTCATAAAGTAAATGAATTACAGCCGAAGGTTATTAAACTAAGTCAAGAATCAGATAAACTACCCCTATATCCATTAATTGGAGAAATAGCAATAGATAAAAAAGATTTAAACCTATTTAAGAGTAAATATGCTAAAGACTATTATACAAGGTCCTTTGGTGGAACAAATAGATCAAAGGAAGTCCATGGAACATTAAGCCCTATAGAAGAAAGATCTTTCTTTGCATCTACAATAATGAAAGTTAAAAATGAATATGATATAACTTCATACAATTTAAAAAGAGTAAGATCTCTTCAAGCGTTAGATGTAATTAGATATGATGAAAGAGAAGATGATGGTGCTTATATTTTTGAAGATTCTCAAAAAATTCACATTGACTTCTACATCGCTAATTCTATTGTAAGAAAATTAAAAGAAGAAAATATAACTGCGTATTATTCAAGGTACGCTACTTCTGAATATTCGTATGGAGATAAAACAACATTGGAAGATGATTCAACAATATACATTGAAGAAAACATTATACCTAGATTTATAATAGATCAAATAAAGGTATATGGAACTGAAATAGCAGGGTATCTTCCAAGTGATGATATAAATCAATCTAAATATAGTGAATTGGAAAGCGTAACTAATATAGAAGATATTACATCTGATGGGTTTTTTGAACTTACTAATTTTGAAATCAGAAGTTTCGCTGAAAAGCCTTTAAATTTCAGATTAATATATAATAAAAAACCAGGGTATCGATATAATTTGAGGGTCCATTCTAAAATAATTGCATAAAAATGAACATAAGAATCAAAGAACTTTTTAAGAGTGATCTAGATCCTAACAGTAGTGAATGGTGGTCAAAGGATAAAATTGATAAAATTAATTTTAATTTTAGACTAATGAAAAACGGAGGGCCAAGTGGCCCTGTAGGAATTGAAGGACCAAATGGTGAAGATGGTGATAAGGGTGAAGACGGTCTACAAGGAACTGAGGGACCACGTGGAACACAGGGTATGATAGGACCAGAGTCAAGTGGAACTTGGAAATCACAAGAGATAACAGATGATAATAATCCAACACAAAGGGTAATATATCCTTCCGTTGCTGTTAATCAGAGTGGAACGGTTACATTAGCAATTGGTGCATCGGCTCATTTAGATAGCAATGGGGAATTAATAAGTCCTTATTATGGTGAATTATCAACAGAGCCTGTCAGTGCTTCGAAGAGCGGAACATTAAATATTATAACAGAAGCTTCAACCGGTTCAAGCCCCAATAACCCCACTCCATCTCCTCAGAATTCTATCATATTTGCAGAAGATAAACATCTCGATAAGTCATATAATATTGGATTAAAAATAGAAGAAGATAGTAATAATATTGAATTTCCTGTTTTAACATTTACTCCGGATATCAATGCTGATCACGTAAATAATAAATTTGCTATAAAATTTGATAGAGACAATAGGTTTTATTTTAATGGAACCATTCAAAACGTATTAGGTGCCGAATCCGTAATTCCGTATGAACTTAATGTAGATGCAACCTCGCCGGGTAGTGTAATAGAATTTAAAGTAGGGGAGATAAAGTATTCTAATCACTCTCCAAGTTTAAATAAATTACTAAAATCACACGACACACAGGGAAGAGTTGAATGGGAAGATGTTTTTAACATGTTTCAAGTATTCCCCGTGGGATCTATAATAAGAATACCCAGTGATACCTTCTTTGGTGAAGAGAACTTTAATCTATCGGATGCCGAGACAGGGCCTATGTTAATTGTAGACGGAGATGAAGTAATTAAAACAAACTTCGGATCAGGTAAACCAACCGGGCTTTATGCAGGATGGTACTTATGTAATGGAGAAACATGGGGTGATGGAGGAATCGTAGCATACGATACACCTAACTTAAACGGGTTTGACTGGGATATTACTAATATAGCAGGTTTAACGGGAGATTTATCAGGCAGTACAAGTGGAGGTAGCTTAGCCACATATAATGGTAATATACTTTTTTCAGGAGGAGTTAGTGCATTGGGTCTCGATGGTTCTGGATTAAACCCTAATGTCATATCACATTCTTTTGATAATAGTACAGAAGATGTAAGAATATATGACAATGAAAATATACAGTTTGCGCCTTCTGAGCATATCATAATGGGAGAACAAATTAGTATAATTTATTTGAAAGAATATGATTATAAGTGGAGTACGGCCGCCGCCTCTACCAGCTCTTCTAATATACAATTACAATATCACGCGATGACAGGATCTATGGATTCAAATACTATCGCACCAGGCACGTACAGCACTAACATAGATATTGCAATGCAATATGCAACTACATTAAACCCAGAAACAATACAATGGACGGCAGACGGTGCTCCAAGTGATGGAGCTCAATTAGATGCTTATTGGAATAACGATAATAATTTTGCAAATGGTAATGTAAGATGCTATTCAAACGGACAGGAATTAGCAGACGGATGGTTAGCTAGAGAATCTGGTGGACAGAATGGATGGGGCTATGCAAGAAAATATATTAATGGTGTTGGGATATCTTCAGATGACGCTTTAGAAACAGAGCCTAAAGAATGCTGGATGATGTATTCTGAAAGTGTAAATGGAGTTGACGGTACGTATTCTAGCATTGGTATTTCTAATAACGGACTGCTCCCTCCTGTAACAATGACAGAGGCAGATGTAACCGGGTTTACTGGATGGCCAGCCGGCACTTCTTTGGAAAAAGTATTTATTTCTAATAAAATAGACAATCATCCAGATGTCGTGGGATCTTCTAGTGATTTTAAAGATTATGAAAATACTTCACATATATGGAAACGTAATGATGGAAATAATACCATAGATCAATTAACTGATGGTTGGTATAGGAGTGTACCAAATACGGATACGTATCTGGTTAATTTTGGCTTCGGTGGTATGTTAACAATAGATTCTGGATTATATATGGCATGGAGAAAATATTGGTCAGCAAATGATAATGAATTTAAAGGAGATGTTATAAAATCTAGATTTGTACAATGGTCGAGTGGAGACCTTTCTCTTGGAATAGGTGCTACTACGGCATGTGATGCAACTTCAGGTAATGATATATTTTATTCTTCTGATATGTTTGAATTAGGAGAAAACCCTGGATCATGGCGCGTAACGAATTTAGGTGCATCTAATTCAAATGCCGAGAATGAAGGTAGAGTTTCGTCATGGTTGTCAAACCAAATATACGTAAGACAAGACCAGAGTTCTAACACAGTTCTTTATAGTTCAATCGCTAATCTTGGAAAATATCCACTTACATTATTAAAATCAGATACCTTTATTCCAGGAACAAACATCTCGATAAAAATAGCCGACTGGACTGGAGACTCTGGTACATCAGGATATACAGGTGAACATTATAAAGCTATTGATTCAAATAGTCAAGCAACTGCCACTAATCCGACAGAATGCTCGGGAGGAAGTCCATCCGGTGTTATATTTGACTGGGATGACGGAAATACCAATAATACACTTAATTATTTCGGTGGAGGAGGTAATGGAAATGTTTATTTTACGCTTAGTGGCATATCTCCATCCCAGCTTAGTTCTTCTAATTTTACTATAGAGGATCCTAGCAACAGCATGAATTGGGCTAGTGTAAGTTTCAACCCAGGTGACAATTATGTATCACTAAGTATCATGACGCCAATAGAAGAGCCTAGTGAAATATTGGACTTAGATTTTGATTATAGTGGTACATTGAATGAACTCGCTAGCGATACTACTATAGGAATTTCCATTGATCCATGTCACGTTGAAGGTACTGTAATTAGTATGGCAAATGGAACTACTAAATTAGTTGAAAACTTAAAAGTAGGAGATGTATTAGATTCGTTTGATATAAAAGGATTAAGCGATAGTGGTGAATGGAGAAATTTTAAAACTAATGCGATGGAATTCAGGGCTCCTAAGTCATCTGCTAAAATAGTCAGAATAATAAAAGGAACTTATAAGAACTATCAAGATATTAATAACGGATTAACTAAAATAACAAACGAACACCCTATATTAATAAAAAGACCAGATGGAGAAATATTCTTTAAACAGGCTCTTTATATTGATACGACCGACATGATATATGTTAATGAAAAATGGACAAGAGTTAACTCTAATGAAACTATTCACAAAACGGTTAACACATATTCTATTGATGTTGAAAATGAAGATGTTTATATTGCAGACGGTATTTTATGCCATAATGTTGAAGAGCTAGAGGAAAAGGTCCAGTAATAATTAGTTCTAGAAATTAAAGATATATACTAAATAAATAAAGATTTAAGTAATGCCAATACCTATTAATTTAAAGCAGATTCTACAATCTGATACACAACAGGAAAAACTGGATAAAGTTAATTATAACTTTGATCAGTTAGTTGCTAATGGCGGTGGACCAATGGGAGCCACTGGTTCTATTGGTGAAACGGGATTTCAGGGTGCAACTGGTGACGATGGTCCTCAGGGTATTGACGGTCCTCAGGGTTTTCAAGGACCTGCTGACGCTTCTAATAATTCAAAATGGAAAGACGGAGCAATATGGTACAATGGAGCTCTTAATATTAAAACTATAGTACCTGAACATGAGCTGGCAGGTCCAGCAACACAGGTGAATTTCCCTCCAACTAACGTATTATTAGGTTATGCAAGTAATGATGATGAGTATAATGATTTAAATTTAATATCGGGGTATCTAAATAGCGTTTTATTAATTAATAAGAATTCAAATTATCATGATTCTAACATTAGATTAATATCTGAAAAAGGAACAGATAAGTATTTAGACATAGCATTGACTAATTATCCTGCTTTAAGTTCAATTGGCGAACAGTCTGTTCTAGAATTTAAATTTGCATCTAGTGTAGCGGCAGGAGAATATAGATGGAATGCAGATACGTACATAATCAACGATGTCAATGATAATGAGATGATGTCAATGGACGCTATTAACGGTGTAAAATTTACAGGATCATTTCTTTCTACTAACGATGCAATATTTACAGGTAGTATTTTTAAAATTAATAACTCTTACGTAGGTGGAACAACTAACACTAACCCAGATGTAGATAAGATTGCGGTGGCATTAGACAATACTGGAACGATAGGTTTTAAGGAAGCATCTGAAATAGGTGCAAGTGTTCCCATAGGAACAATAATATCTTTTCATTATGACACATATATTGATGTTAGTAACTTTACACAGAATCAAACAATAAATTTAAATAGTGATCCAAGTACGATAGATATTGTAGTTGGAAGAGGAGTTGCAGGTACGCAATATGAGGGATGGTATTTATGTAATGGTCAAACTTGGAAAAATAGTAATATAAACTACACTGTTCCTAATTTAAATTCCTTTTCATTTAATTTTACAACAAACGTAGGCCAAATAACATCACTAAGTGGTGCATCAAGACCTAATTTTATAGGAGGAGGTCTATTTACTTTCTCTCAAGACGCGAATTCAATTGAATATGATATAACTGTTGATTCTACAGAGGCATGGGTAAGTGAGACTTCAACTAATTCTAATTATGCAACAACTGAGTATGCGGTTGTTAAAACTCCTCAATTAATATATTTAGGAGCATCTGATTTATATTATAATGTTACAGGCCCTGCTCCTCTTACATTCCCTGCCATGTATTCTAAATTATTAGATAACAATAGCACAACATATAACGATGCAGTATTTCCTAATTCACCAGATGAAGCAGGAGCAGATAGATGGAGAGAAATAAATTTAGTAGATGCTAATGGATATCAAGGTAATTCGATTATCGTTGGACAGCCACTTCAATCAGCAGGTAGAGAAATTAAAAATACTACAACAGGAACATGGTCAGCAGGAAGTACGTCAGATGTTCAACTCGAATACGGCCAAGTTAATATATTTGACTTAAGATTAACAGCTAGAGGTAAAGATACCTCATGGTCATCAAATCCTTCTCCAGAATCACCACCTAATTGCAATACTGAAAGAGAAGCAGAATCTTATTCATGGTTTACTGACTGGTCAGAAAGATGGAATGGAAATACATCTACTACATCTGCATGGAATTACGTAGGAGAATTTAATCCAAGTTCAACTAGTTCATATTACGAAGGTCAGATTTTTAGTTATCAAAACAACTTTTATACAGTTTCTCCCGGACAGTCCAGTATGGGAATAGATCCGGTGGCTTTAAATATAACAGATCCATCTGCACATATAGTTGCAACTGGAAGCTCATGGGAAAAAGGAGGAAATAGCTGGTATGGTACTCCTCGTTATTTTTATAGATTGCCTAAAGTAGAAGATCCTGAAGAAGAGAGTTGGCACTATAGTCCTATGAATCAATCAAACAGTCCTTCTAATTCTGCTCCTCCGCCGAACAACAGATTTAGTTTAACACTAACAGGAGGTAGAGGAGGATATGGCGATTGGGCTACTAATACATCAGACGGCGCAATAGTACGTCCAATATCGGGAAGCCCTGGTCAATTTGAGCCCGTATGGCCTTCACTTTATGAGCAGGCTAATTCTACCACAGCAAACGCATTAACAAGCGGAGAATTATATGATCAACAGGGAAGATGGACATGGCCAGCAGAGGTCTTTTTAGACATTTATAATGATATAGGTCAAACTGTTGCGATGGTTCAAGTTCCTATAATTACAAGATGGAACAAAGGTATAATAGAAGACCTCTATGATAGTTTAACAATAGACCCGACAACTGACTTTCCACAATATTCAATGCCATATAACTATACAGAGGGTACTAATCACTGGAATACGGCTGCAACAATAGGTACACAAGTTGGTCCGACAATAAGCGGTCCCGGTGGTACCATAGAAAAGATGTATAGCGGAGGATGGGAAAACCCAGGGACAGGTGTATTATCTGGAGAAGATTGGGATTATTGGTATACTGGACAGAATGATACTGAATTTAGAAGATATCAGAGGGTTGAATTTAAAATCCTAGTATCACCTTCAGTTTCAAACGACATATATTCTTATTTAGATAATAATCCTGGTTCTACTATTAAATTTAGAACTGCATGGTGGAGTGATAAGATACAAGATGGAACCGAAGATTATTTAGATCCTGACACTGACAACGGTATATATAATGGCGGTGGAAGTCCGGATTACAGTTCTTCAGCATGGAATAGACAGCCGGCTGGAATGGGATACGATCCATCAGTGTGCGTACAGAACTATAATCCACCTACTTCAGCACTTCAAATACAAGGAGGGTCTACCTTTAATTTGGATGATTATTCCTTTGGAGCGGGAAACGGTAGCGACCAGGTACAGTATATAACAAACGATGCTACTCAAACTCCTATTGTAATTTCAGGTACTTCCCAAAACACTGGAAATGGAACTAGGTATACTGCAACCGTAAATCCACCTAACATTAATACTGGAATAGGAACAATTGATATCCAATCAGTGACAGCATGTTCGCAATTAGGCATGGGATATACCACTAACGATCTTGTAATACAGCATTCAGCGGGTAATTCTACGCAAATTACGTATACTGGTTCTTTAACAACAGCTACATGCCCTAGTCTATGTGAGTCACATGTGGTGACAGCCGGGACTAATTCCTCATCACTTTACTCTTATGAAGATTGTAACGGTGTTATACAGTTTGATACGATCCTGGTAAATGGACCTTCACAAACATTCTGTGCAGCGATCGGTAGTGTAATAATAACAACTCCAAGTTCCGGTGCATCGGTTTCCCTAGGAGGAATGCTGAGATGTGATTAAAATAAAGATATGAATATAATAAACACATATAAACTTTACAAAAACGTAATTCTTTTCGGAGGACTTGCGATTTTGTTGTTTTGTCTTTTACAACAATGTAACTCTAACCAAAACTTAAAAAGAGAAATTATACAAGTTCAGAAGGTATCTGATAGAAACCTTAATAACTATAAAGCCACGCAAGATACTATTATAATTGAAAAGAATAAAAATAAAGAATTAGTTTCTAGTATAAGATCCTTTGAGTATGATGTAAACACCCTAACTGAAAGTAATAAGAAACTAGTTTCTAAATATGCTAATCAATTAAATATTAATAACGAATTAGAGAATGTTAATAGTTTACTTTCAACAACTTTAAACGTAAAAGATTCTATAATAAACGCAAATGGAGTTGTAACCGTTGATACGGATTCTATAAATAATATAGATACGATAACAGTTGACGTAAACGATAAGTGGGAGTTTGATAAATATAACTGGAGAAGATTTCAAGGAAGTATATCTCTTTTAAAGGATAGCACTAATTATAATTTATTCTCTTCTAGATTTGATATTATACAGGGAATAGGTTTAAGTGCTGCCATCATTAATGAAGAAGGATTTGACAGACTTAAAATTACAACTCCATATAAAGGAGTAACGTTCACTAATATAGAAAATATAAACTTAGTTAACGATAGATTAAATAATAAATATGAGAAAAAAGCAGGGTGGTCTATTGGTGTTGGATTTCAATATGGACTTAACTTGAATAACAATCAAGTTATAAGTACTGGTCCATCAATTGGTATAGGAGTATACTGGTCCCCTAAATTTCTTAGATTTTAAAATAATAAATAAACAATGGCACAATCATCCAAATTCTTAAGACTAGATGACGACATTCTAATGGAGTTCATGTATCATGATCAAAATGTTGATTATGTAGATGATGCTAAGATAGAAAACGACGACAACGGAAGTCAATTTAAATTTTTAAACACAGAGGCATCTAACGATTCAGCCTCTAGATTCTTAATTCATGAATTAGGAGCAGATGTTGTTAACTTCAGTGTAAAGATACAAGATGGTTATGTTTTTATTAATGATTTTGCGTCTAGGCAATTAGTTCTTAAAAACGGCAAAACTTATAAATTTAACCTATCTGATTCTACGATAGACAATATAGCTGGATTCACAATAGATGGTTCAACTACCCAATTAATTGGTAACACATACATATATACTCCAGGAACTAATGGAAGATTTGAATATTCATATGAAAATATGGCTGGAGATAGTGCTAGAGGTGGAGAAATAAACGTAGGAAATAGAGCTAATCCTTTATTTGCAGAACCAGAACAAGAAACTGGAAATAGTATTAAAACTGCAACAGGTGAAGTTGGAAGATATTATGGAGTTCCTTCAGAATATGATGGCAAATGGGCTTTACTAAAAAATGATTTAGCATATTTAGATAGTTCATCATGGAATGGAACAGACTCTTCTCTTGCAAACGTAGATGATAGTATAGTAAGTGATGTATGGTATGACACTATAAGATTACACTTAAAGACAGGATTTTCATTTGCAGCTAGAGGTAAAGAAGGTTTTATGTTTCAGGTAAAAGCAAAAAGAGAATCAGGAGTCTATAATTATTTCACATCTATTGTGTATTTAAATCATTCTAATTTTGAAATTAGTAATCCTAATTCATTTGTATTAGGAGATACTTCATATTCTAAATACATACAAATTAAAGTACCTTCTTTAATTTATTTTGATGTTTCAACTAAGAATAAAGATTTTCACGATGCATTCTTTGGAGAAAACGAAGATGCAATATTAGATTCTACTAACTATGAAATAAGTTTAAAATTAATAAACACTTTAACTGAAGAAGGAGATGTAGAATACATCAATGTAGAAGACACTATTGATGTTACAGTCGCAATGGAAGACGAATATGTAGATATTGCAGCAAACGTCGAGGAAGTAGAAGATATGGATTATTTTCAAATATATGGGACCAAGGACGGATCTAGGCAAGGTTTTGAAAACTATATAAATGGAAGAATACAAACATCAAGTGATGATATCATAATATTCCATGACATAGAAGTTAGTGAACAAATAGGTTTAGATTTCTTAGACACATCTTCTATGACATTTACTCAAACCGCAAATTATGAAGCTCCGATACCATTTAGACCTATCATATTTAATTCTGATATTGCAAGTTCATTTTATATTAGACATACTATGAGAATGTATAATGAAACCGATAATACACAGATTATTAAGGTTGCTACTATGACATCATATAATCCTAAGAAATACGGTACTCGTATGGAAAAGATTAATCTAAGAAACGTAGATCCTACTATTATCTATAATAAACTACCTAACACTACAGTAAATAGAGAATTAAATCAATTTGTTAATTCAATTAGACCGAGCGTTGGAGAAACTAAATATGTTCCAGTTGCGTTAGATACTTATGGTATATTAGCATCTGCTACAAACGTTACAACAGATTTAACAGAATCTGAAGAATTAGATAACATTAAGTTTTTTGAAGAAGGTAAAGCTAGCATTAAATTATCTAAAGTATCTGATAACTTCGTGAAATTTAATATTGCTCAGCCCGATGGTGACGATAAAAAAGCGGTTTCATTAGTAAGCGCTGAAAATATAATTTTAATTATTAAAAGCGGATCTATAGAACAGAGAATAGTACATGATCCTTCATTTCCTAATATAGATTTAGGATTAGGAGAAGTATTCTTTAAAATACCTAAAGGCACAGCTGTAAGATTTGATAAAACAGATGCAAATAAGTTCGAAGACAAATTCTATATTAATATAAAGAATGGAGAAACAGAGTCCTTATTGTATCATGGAAAAGTAGAAATAGTATAATGATATTAAATAGTAGAAATAACTTATTTAACTTTAAATTTCCTAGGACATTTATTCCGAAGGAAGTAGCTGACAAATATAGATCTTATTTGGGTAAAATGCCAGGCAACATAATAGAAGAACCTATTGATTTTGTCAATTATTCAATACAGGGTTTAAGTTTACCTGGAATTAATTTTGATCCAATACAGCAATCGCCTAACGACGGAACTATCACATACCATAGAGGGTCTATTCCTATTCAAAATACAGTTGAAAGACAATTCTCTATAGAGTTACAGCTATTAGACGGGTATATTAATTATTGGATAATGCAAGATACTTTATTATATTATTATTCAAAACAAGTTAGAGACCCTTTTATTAACGATCTAAAACTTCAAATAATGGATGCAGAAGGTATACATTTAATGAGTGCAGTTTTTGAAAAGCCTATTCTTAATTCTATTTCTGAATTAGAGTTAAACATGTCAAGTAATGTTGCTGATTTTTCTACATTTACACTTAACTTCTATTATAATAAGTTTAATATTATCTCAGAGATAGACGGTAAATAAACGAGATATATAATCCATAACAATATAGACCAATATAATGAAAACATTTTTTGAATACTTAAGCGAAGAGAATATAACTAAAGAGGAAATTACCCTTTTAGAAGAATCTCTGCAGTCAGAATGGACTGATGAATTAGAGCAAAAAGTAGATGCTGCTTTAGAAGAATTTACTAGACAGTATGCAAATGAAGATGGAACGTTTGATTTTGAAAGATTTAATGAGGAATTAACAAATGAAGGTTTCTTAGGTTCTATATTTGGTGGCCTTACAGGATTTGCTCTAGGTAAAACAATTGGTAAAACAGTTGCTAAAGTTCTAGGAATTCAGAAAGGTATTTTTTACGATTTATTAACCTCAAGATTAGTTGGCGCTGGATTAGGTGCGGCTATCGGAAAATCATTCTAATTTGAATTACGTATCAGTAGACTTTTCATTAAATTCTCCAGGTATTTTTATATACCAAGAAGAAACTAACGAATATCATTTCATATCTTATATTAAAGAAGGTCAAGGAACCAAGAAAGAAAGAGCTTGGCAAGAAGACATATCTCATTTAAAGGGAGTTACTCTTATTAATCAACCTGACTGGGGAAAACATGGTGAAGATTATTCAAGCGTTGAATTAGCAAAGATAAAGAGATACGCTAAAACCGCAGATGACATTATTAATTTAATAACGGATATTACAAAAACAAAGAAGCAATATATTATTTCTTTTGAAGGAACTTCTTTCGGTTCTAAAATGGGAACTAATAATATTATAGATATGGCTGCAGGAGCTGCGATACTTAAAGAAAGAATGCTAAGTCAACTTGAAATCTTAGATATTCAAACCATTGCTCCCACTACAATTAAGAAACACGCTGGAAAAGGAAACATGAATAAGTCTCAATTATGGGATGCCTTTTTAAGTAATGTATTAGGAGATCAAATTTTAGCAGAACATCCTCTTTTAGATTTTTGTGTGAAAGAAATTGGACCTTCTAAAAAAATACCAAAACCCTTTGACGATTTAGTTGACGCTTACTTTTTAACTCACTTCGTTAGAGCAAAGATGTCGGCCACTGAGGAATAGATTTACCACTGAGGCTTAAAGTCTTAAGTTATACTGTCTTTTCCCCATAAAGTTTCATAAAATAAAAAGATATATAAAATATGCAAACAGATAGAGAAATAATACCGGCACACCTATTAAAGCTTAAAGAGATTTTAAGTGATATGGTAACTCAACATAGAATAACAGAAAATGAAATGATAGATATGTTAAGAAAGGCTGGTTTAGCTCGTCTTCCAAACTCTTCTTCAAAGTGGATTGACGAATCTGGATCAACCTATTCAGAGTTATAATTCTTCCCCCTGCCCCCTGCAATACGGATATATAGAATAGTTATTATTGTGAAACCTTTTAGGAATTGCATGTATAACTATTGAAAGTTTTTTAAAGATTAAAGACATTAACGTAAATTAAAGCAATTAAAGACATGGCAGATTTTGACATTTTTAACCTCAGCGTATCAGACGTTGAAACTCATGAAACAAAGAGCTCAAGCTCTACAAATGAGATCTACAAACCATCCGCAGATGATGGTAAAGACGGAACTTACAAAGCACTTATTCGTTTTGTTCCAAACCCAACAAACCCAAGAAATTCATTAGTTAAAAAGTATGTACACTGGCTAACTGACGCTAACGGCGATGGAAGACTTATTGATTCACCTTCAACGGTAGGAGATAAGTGTCCAATTGCAGATGCATTCTTCAAACTTCGTAAGAGTGATTCAGCAGTAGACCGTAAGATGAGCGACAAGCTTAAGCGTAGAGAACAGTATTACTCACTTATCAAAGTAGTGAAAGATCCTCAGAACCCTGAATTAGAAGGTACTTATAAAGTATTTAAATTCGGTTACAAAATTAAAGAGAAGATCGAAGAAGAAACTAAACCTGCATTTGGTGAACCAACTCAGATTTATGATTTATTCGAAGGAAAGAACTTTGAACTTATTATTACTCGCCAAGGTGAATATAATAACTATGATAAGTCTAAATTCTCTGCAACTAGATCAGCTATTGCAATTGATGGAAAACCAGCTGAAAGAAACCAAGAAGCTATGACATCTATTAAAGGTGAATTAGATACAGCGCCATCTTTAGATCCTTATGGATATAAGAAATGGGATGCTGAAACTCTTGACTTTGTCAATGGTATTTTAAGACAATATCTTAACCCTGGTTCTTCAATGGATTCTGTAATTTCTACACCGAAGCCAGCTGCTAAAAAAGCAGCAGTAAAAGAAGCAGCTCCGGTAACAGGAAATGATGCTAACTTTGAATTCCCTGACACAATGACAGCGACTCCAACGGCAGCAGAAACAAAATCTTCAACTGCATCAGCAGATAGCGATGATCTAGATTCTTTCTTAGATGAAATCGGAATCTAAAAAAATCACAGAAGATTTAAAGCAGAAGGTCAGAAGTTTAGTTAAACAAGTTTGTGTAAAAGAACATACTGACCCTAACAAACACATGATTAAGGAAATGCCAGGTCGTTTAAACCTGGCATGCCCTTATTGTGGTGACTCGCATGGTGAAACTCATAAGAAAAGAGGTAATCTATATTGGGCAACGTTACAATTCCACTGCTTTAATTGTGGACAACACTCAGATCTATATGGTTTTTTAAAAGATCATCACCTAAAATTCAAAGATACTCAAGATTCTATTACAATTATAGAATACATTAAAGAACACAAAGTATCTGTTAATGAAGTAGACACTCTACAACATGGTGTATTTAAAACCTTATATGATTTATCACCTACGAGAAAGGAACTTAAAGAAGTTTTTAAACTAGTAGAGATAGAACCAGGAGATCCTGCTTTTTTCTATTTAAAGAACAGGTTTTTACATAAGAAGCTTAATCACTTCTTGTATTCTCCCAGAGATAAAAGAATCTTAGTTTTAAACTTAGCACCTGAAGGTAAGGTTATAGGATTTCAAAGTAGATCTTTAAGGAAAAGTAAAAACACAAGATATCTAACATACGATATAGAAAAGATATATCAGGAAATGAATAAAGAAATACCTCTCCAGGATGAACAGCTTATATCCTCTAAGAAGTTATCAACTTTGTTTGGTATCATGACTGCAAACTTCCAAATGCCCTGTACGGTATTCGAAGGACCTTTAGATGCCTTATTTATGCCTAACTCTATAGCATTGGCGTCTGTAACCAGATCAACCGAAGAGTTAGATGAAATTCCAACAATACGATATATGTTTGATAATGACGAAGCAGGAAAATCAAAGATGATGCAAAAATTAAAAAGAGGTAAAGAAGTATTTACATGGGACAAATTTATGTCTGAATCAAAGATGGATAAATATCCTAGCAAGATTAAAGATCTAAACGATCTAGTTATCGCTGCTTGGAAAACAAAAAATAAATGTTTATCCACAATGGATAAGTATTTTAGTAATTCACGACTAGATGCTTATTACTTATGATAGACGATTACGTACAAATGGTAAATGACGAATTAGATCAATTCGAAGAAGATGGAAAAAGACACAAAAATCTAAAAATGATTATTGGGTTTGCAGCAGCCGATTTATCACACGCTGAAAAAGAAATTAAAATAACTCCTAAATACAAAAAGAAATTTAAGAGTCAAGTTTATATTAAGAAGAATACTAATAATAACTCATTATTCTAAAAAACACCACATGACAGAACAATCAACTAACAAATCTAAGATTGTACAATTAGACGAATATTTAGCAAACCAAAGATCAGAATGGACTTTAAAGATTAAAGAACTTACTGCAAACTTAAAAGAAGGTATTAACCTAGAAGATGTTAGTGCATATACATTAAGTTATAGGCAAATATTAGTTGAAAATTTAGCAACTATCGCTGGTAAAATTAGAACACAGAAGGGAACAGTAGACAAGTTATATAAACAGAAATGGATTGAATATTATAAGTTTGATTATAAGATAACGGATAAACAAAGAGAACGTTTTATCGACGCAGATCTTTCAGATGATAAACAGATTTTGGATTTACTTGAAAGCCAAAAGGCCTTTATTGAAGGCTCAGTAAAAACTCTCGACAATATGGGCTTTGCAATAAAGAATCGCCTTGATATTTCGAGAATGTAAAAAAAGTTAAATGAAAATTGATTTTAACTCTAACAGATGATAATCAATTCTTACGAATTGATGAAGCAGAGGAACTTGAACTAGAGCAGATTAAAATATCTTTAACTAAAAGAATTGATAGTTGGAGATTTAATCCTTTAGTCAAGAAAGGAATATGGGACGGATATGTTTCATACATCAAAGACGATAAGTGGATTCCCGCCGGTCTTTGGAGATACGTTATGCTCATTTGCAAGGAATATAAGTTTGATCTTAAACTTAATGGAATTCAAAGACTATTTGATAGAAACATAGGTGCAGAATCATTTGAAGCATGGGCTTTAGAATTTTTTGAGGGTAGTAAATTTGTTCCAAGGGATTATCAAATAGAAACAGCATTTAATATCCTAAAGTTTAGGAGATGTTTAGCTGAATTAGCAACTTCCGCTGGGAAAACACTTATTAGTTTTTTAACAGTGGCGTATATGTTAGAAAAAGAAAAGGCCGAAAAGATATTATTTATAGTTCCTAATGTTTCTCTAGTTGTTCAGGCCCATGAAGATTTCCACGAATACAATAATAAGAATAGAATAAAACTAAAGATACAACAGATATATGCCGGCCAGAAAATAAAGTCAGACAGGAATGTAGTGATAGGTACATATCAGTCCTTAGTTAAAAAGCCTAAAGAATATTTTCAACAGTTCGATGCTGTTATTGTAGATGAAACTCATAAAGCGAAATCTAATTCTATTAAGACTATATTACAAAAATGTACAAGTGCACAATATAAATATGGTTTATCGGGTACAATTCCTAAAGATGGATCTTTAGACAAGTTAACACTAATGAGTCAAACGGGTCCTGTAATTAGCGAAGTTAAGGCTGCATTTTTACAGAGTCAGGGTCACATCGCTAAATGTAAAGTAAAAGTAATTGAAATGAATTACGCACCTGATTCCGCCAAAAAAGCATTTGAAGAATTAGCATTTAATAAGTATGATAGGAAGGATGTTTTTCAACTGGAACAAAATTATATTATTAATTCTTTTGGTAGACTTAATTTTATATGTAATGTTGTTGGCAAGGTCCCTAGGAACTCTCTAGTTCTGTTTCATAGAATAGAACATGGTAAAAAAATATACGAACAGCTCCGCCAAAACTCAGATAAAAGAGTTTTTTATGTAGATGGAGGAACAGATAAAGATATTAGAGAAGAATATAAAAAGAAAATGGAAGCAGGAGATGAAGTAGTTATTGTAGCGAGTTATGGTACATTTTCTACTGGAATTTCCATTAAGAAAATACACAATATATTCTTTACAGAGTCATTTAAGTCCGAGGTGATCATCAGGCAGTCAATTGGTAGAGGTCTAAGGCAGCATGAGTCTAAAGAAGCTGTATTAATTGTCGATTTTGTGGATGACATTAGAACTGACGAATGGGATAACTATTTATATAAACATAGTAAGGCGAGGCAGAAAATTTATAAACAAGAGAAATTTGAGTATAGTATTAAGAAAGTCAAATTTGACGGAGATATATAGAATAACGAAACTAAATTAAATAAACATTAAAAAATGGCACAAGTTAATAAAATTTCTTCATTTAAATCGTTTACAGAGATTAGAAAACAGGAATCTGTTAGTAAACTTAGAGAAGAAAACAATTTAAAAAGACAAGAATCAGTTGGTAAAATAGCTGCTATTCTAGATGAATTAGGATTAACTTCTTTCGAAGGTTTAGAAGAAGATCAGAAAGAATCAATTATCTCAAAAATATTTGGAGATGTTTCAGAAGAAGAAATAGCTGAAATAGAAGTAGAGGTAGAAGATGTTACTGCATCAGAAGAAGTTACTGAATCAGACGAACCAAAGTGTACTAATAAAAAAGGACATTTATATAAGCAAATTGACAAGGACGGAACGGTAGAATGCGTACACTGTGGTCTAAGAAATTCATTAAGCGAATCTTTAGTTACTGAAGCTAAGACCGTTACTAAAGCAGCAATTGAAGAAATTGGTGATTTTAGAGACAGTGAAGGATATTCTTCTAATCAATACTATATACTAGCTGACTTCATTGATGGAGAAATCACTATGAAAGATCTTTCAAAATTAGTAAAGTCTAAAGAAGTACAAAAAGAATTAAAGGGAGAAGATGAAATCGATATGGAACATATTGAAGAATTTTCAGAATCTTTAGTTACTGAAAAAGCTAAATTTAAAGTAGGAGATACTACTGAAAATTCAATTGGAAGCGAAGTTGAAATAATCGCTATCGATAATTGGAGAAAGATATCAAAGCAATTTAAAAAAGAAATGGGATCAGATGCAGATTCATACGGATATGAAGATACTGCAAAGGGAGATTACTATCTTGCTAAAATTGTTAAAAGTGAAGAAGGTGATGAAGGTGATTTAGGTATATTCCCAGTTGAATACGATCACGCAAATTACTGGGGATTAGGAGAATCATTAATGAATGAGGCCTTAGATATTAAATATAAAAGAGATGCAAAGAAAGTATTAACTCAATACAATAAAATATTTGCAGAACTAGGAAGCTTAACAGCTGATAAAATTTCTCACTTAGGAGCTATTAAATATATTTACACTGAA